TGTTGTTAATCCATTATTTGCAGTAGATATACCACCTCCACCACCTAATGAACTATTTAATTTTACTTTCTTATCTGCTGCATCCCAAACTAATGCTGATACACAAGAAGAAGTTGTAGGTGTGTTAAATATTGCAAGTTTATTTACTGCTGTTGTACCTGAATATAAATTATTTGGTAAAGTTAAATTATAACCTAAAGCTATTGCACAATCAGCACCGTTATTGATATTAGAACCAAATGAAATTGATGTATAACCACTAGAAGCAATACCGAATTTACCAAATGCAAAAGAGGTTTTACATGCAATGATATCGTTTGAACTAAGTGCACTACCCATTGCAAATGAACCATCACCATATGATGAAATAGTAGCACTACTATTTCCATAACCTGCTGCAATTGAACCCTTACCATATGAAAGAATATTTCCACCAAAAGTAACATACCCAATTGCTAATGAACCAAAACCACAACTAATAATTTTATTATTGGTTCCACAGTTAGTTCTTCCAACTGCCAATGATTGTTTACTTGCAGAGATACTATTATTGTTACTTGAAGAACCAACAACCAGCGAACTATTTGTTGAAGTATTACCTGTACCATAACCAATTACTAAACCAAAAATATTTGTATTAATACAAGTATCGCCTGTTAAATCACCACCCAATCTAACATTAGTACCATTTGTTGTTAATCCATTACTTGCTGTGGTTATTCCACCACCTAATGAACTATTTAATTTTACTTTCTTATCAGTATTATCCCAAACTAAAGCAGATGTACAGGTAGATGTTGTAGGTGTATTAAATATCGCTAATTTGTTAACAGCAGTTGTACCACTATATATGTTATTAGGTAGTGTGATATTATAACCTAATGCAATACCACAGTTAGCACGGTTAATTATGTTAGAACCCATTGCCATTGAAGTGATACCAGTAGATATAACATTATTACGACCCATTGCAAATGATGTGTTATCTGCAATAATGTTGTTATCACAACATCCATAACCAGCAGCAAATGAACCAAAACCATTTGTACAAATAGTCGAACCCGAAAATGCAACACCCATTGCTTGTGAACCAGTACCAGTTGAATAAATAATTGATGAACAACAAGCGTAACCCATTGCTATTGAACCACCACCAGTTGAATAAACACATGATGAATAACACGCAGCACCCATTGCTTGCGAACCAGTACCATTTGCATATATTGTACTTGAATCACTTGCACCACCCATTGCTATTGAACCACCACCACATGCATGTATCATACCAGAAATATATGCATAACCCATTGCTTGTGAACCATAACCATATGCATATATTGTACCATCACCACAAACAAATCCGTTTGCTATATTACCACCACCATAACTACCATATACACTATCAATAAAATTATTTGCACATATAACGCCACCATCTCTCATATTACCAAATGCAAGATTACTAGTTCCACTTGATACTACATTACCATAACCAAATGATAATGAATTACAATATGCAGTTGTTCCCGAACCAAATGTTAAACCAAAGTTATTGGTATTAACATTAGTATTACCTGTTAAAGTACCACCTAATACTACATTAGTACCATTTGTTGTTAATCCATTGTTTGCGGTAGTTATTCCACCACCTCCACCTAATGATGAGTTTAATTTTACTTTCTTATCTGCTGCATCCCAAACTAAAGCGGATGTACATGTAGAAGTTGTAGGTGTAGCAGTAATTGCCAAATTATTAAGATTAACAAAATTAGCTATACTTGAACCCGAACCAATTACTAACCCAAATGTACTTGTACTTACAGTTGTATTACCTGTTAATGTACCACCAAGTACTGTAACATTATCACTTCTAAGAGTTAATCCGTTAGTTGCTCCTGTTACTCCATTTAGATTCACATTATCATCAACATATTTTTTGTTAATTATTTGTAAATCATCTACAAAAGTAGGTTGACTTGTATATCTTAATTGACCTGTTACTCCATTAATTTGGGTAATACCCGATAATGTTAGAGTTGAACCTGATGGTTGCTCTGCCTTTCCATTAAATAACTTATTTATTGTTGAAAATCCCATTCTTTATAATTTCTTAATTGTTATGTTGTTATTTAGTTATAAATAGTGGTTATGTACAGTAAAACTATTTATAGTATTTTTTATGCTACATATCCTGTTACTATCCAAATGATTCCGTTCCAAAGTAACGAAACACTACCATAATCACTGTTTATTAATCCAAAAGTATCATCCAAAATAAGATTACCGTTGCCCTCAATAAGAATGTTATTTGTATATGCATCACCTTTCATATCACTTATTGTTATTTCTTGCCCTAATATTGGTGAAGCTGGTAGATAAATTGTTGTTGCACCTGATGATGAAATATATTTATTAAGAGTTGTTGCACTATAAATTCCACTAACAACCGCAACATTATTTGAACCAGTACCACCACTTGAATATATGATTATTATATCACCACTATTTTCAACAATAGTATCACCAGAACCAACTAAAGTTCTATATGTCATTGATACTCCGTCTAATCCTGCAAATATTTCTTCACCACCACCTAAATTTGTACCACCAGTTATAAATGTATTAGTTATACCAGTTACCACAGTAACGCCTAAATATTGAAAAACTAATCCTTCTGCATTATTAATCGTTGTAGAAAAAATTGGTTTAATAATAGAACCAACAATTGATGGTTGAAAATTTTGCATTTTACCTTCAACGGTGTCTGATAAAAAATATGTTGTGTTTGCAGATAATGGTTGTGAATTAACATCTAATACAGAAGTAAGTCCAGTTACATATCCAGCATATGTAAGTGTAAAATCAGTTGTACCTGTTTTAGTAACAATACCATGTATTTCACCATCAAAATCTATCGATGATAATGCACTCACATATGTTCCACCACTAAAACCAATAACCTCACCAATACTAAAACTATTTGCTTGATTAATTACTTTTTCAATTCTTTCACCAGAAGCATTTGAAGTACCCCCACCAGTTGTTTTTAAAACTAAATCAGTGTCGGTAATACCGTCTTTATACCAATATTCAGTACCAAGAACATTCACTGTTAAACCAGTGTGTCTTATTCCAACAGGTATTAATGAATTTGTTTGACCAGTAGATGCATAAGGTATCCCTTCATTGAGATACTTTGCATCTATAGGTACTGGATTTAATACTTTTATTCCAAAAGGGAGTTCTAAATTTGCCATATCGTTATGCTGTTGTTATTTGATGTTGATGATTTGATGCGTAAGGTGCTCCAAGAGTCAAACCATATAAGTTATATGTTCTGGAAGTTCCACCAGCATCCAATACTGATACAGTTCCAAGTGATAAATATGGCATTGGTGCATTAAAAGCATCCAAATCTATTGCACTACTAATTGTTATACTTGGTGGTAAAGCAACATAAAAGTTAACTTCCACTGTGCCAGTATTCAAAATAAATGTGTTTGCATTCGATGTTTGAAAAGCACTACTTGGTAATGCTCTCACTTGTGCACTATTTGTTGGTTGACTAGAATCAGGACCATAAAATCTATAATATCTACCAGTTGTTACAACATTACTTGAATTAAATCCAACTAAATTTGTATTAACACCTTCTGCTCTCCATGATTGTGTTTCACCGTTATTATTCAACTGAATTGTTGTTATACCTGTTAATAGTACACCACTAGAAGTAAGTCCAGTTGCTAAATATGAAGTAGCAGTATTATCTCTTATTTTTACCGAACTTGGTTGTACATTACCTGAATTACTCGTTGCCCATGTAAATGTTCTATTACCACTTAATGTTGTTCCAACCTCAACAATTGAAACATAACCACTAAGAGAAAAACTACTAAATGCAGGAGAAAGATATGTAATAACCATTTCTTCTATTATTGAAGATAGACTTCTACCTGATAAATCACTACCTGCTGGTAAACCACCAACGGTAATATTTGATGGTGTTGCACCAGTATATTCTTGTCCACCAGTTTCACCACTCAATGAAGATAAATCAACACTAACATTAGGTAAACCCTTTGTTCTTTGTAAATTTAATGTTGCACCAACTAATGTAGCACCAGATACTACACCATCATCTAATGATGATTTACTTACATATTCAACTAAGCCTGTGCTTGTATTTCTAACCAATACTTGGTCGGATGAACCACTATTAGGTGCTGTCATTAAGGCTAATTTGCTAACAGCAGTTGTATCAATATATGTTGTACCAGTAAGTTTAATTAAACTTCCACCAATGATTGTTGCACTAGTATTACCAACTTCAATGTTATGATTTAAACCACCTAATATAGCTGAATATGGTGCTAAAGCACCATGACCAACAGTTTGTGAAGCATTATTTGTTGAATGATTAAAAGAAGTTAAACCAGAAGATAATACTTCTTTTGTTGGTATACCGAATCCAGAAGAAATAGATGCACAACCACTCGCTGTAGTATTATTGCCAAATGCTGTTGAATTATTACCGCTTGCTGTTGCTCCATAGCCTATTGCTAAACCAAAACTACCAGTATCAATACAAGTATTACCAGTTAATGTTCCACCAAGTCTAACATTAGTTCCATTCACAGTTAGGCCATTATTGGCTGTTTGTAATGCTGTTTCAGTTAATCCTGATAATGTACCTAAAAATGTTATATTTGCTGTGTTTCCAGATATATTGATTACATTTGTTGTAATCTCTGATTGTAAACCAGAAGTTAATCCAGTAACATATCCCACATCTGGAATACTTCTATTTACATAAGTACCTGAATAATCATCATTATATAATGCAGATTTACCATTTATTACTAAATCAAAAGATGAATTATCTATTGTTGTTACTTGTGTTAATACACCACCTAATCTAACAATATTACCTGATTTATTTAAACCATTTAATGCTGTTATTATTGGTGTACCTAATGCCGTTGCAATAGGTATTGAATCAACAATTAAATTATTTGACCCATTAAATTTAATAGGAATTTCAGTACCATTAATAGCAGCATTGGATGCATTAACATTAATAACACCACTATTCCATGTTAAACCACTACCAGCAATATTCGAGTCAATAGTTAATTGACCTAATGAAAATGCAAGTCCAGAATTTGTTGCTAAATCAACAGAAATATTTTGATTTAATCCAACTAAATTTGTTTCAATACCATTTCCACCTGAAATGTTTAATAGTTGTGAAAATTTTGCAAAAGATAAATCAGTTACCCCAACTGTGATAGGGTCGGCAGTTATTAATATCCAAGATGTACTTATGTTAGTATTACCAGTTAATACTGGTATTAATGCACCTTGACTTACTTCTCCTGATGGTGCACCATCGAAATCAGCAGAACGTGACCATGTTGAACCACTAGAAATGTAAACACCATTTTCTTCTGCGTTTGTTTGGTTTTTTACTAATACTCTATCTCCATTACTAATTAATATTCCGTCAATTGTTGTTAATCCTGATAATATAGTATTACCAGTTGTTGCAACCAACACAGCTTCTTTTGGAAAAATACCTGTTGCAACTGCGTCTACATATGCCTTATCAACCAATGAACGACTAACAAACGTAGCCGTATAATCTGCACCATATTTTATACCTTCACCATTACCAGAGTTATCTGTAAAAATAGCATCAACAGAACCTAAACTAAATTCATATCCATTAGATATATTATTTATTGTTGTTGCAGATAAATTAATAATACCAACACCATTAAAATTAAGATTGTTACCATTACCTAAAATAGTAGTATCTCCTGTTAAACTACCACCCAACTTAACATCACTACCAATAAGTGTTAATCCATTGCTGGCAGTCCCAACACCACCAGATTTTTCAATTAAATCAGGGTCTGTAACACCATCTTTATACCAATATTCAACACCACCAATATTAACAGTTAAACCAGTATATCTCAATGCTTCAATTATTGTTGAATTAACTTCACCAACACCAGTATATGGTCTATTTAATGTAGGTTGATAATATTTATTATCAACAGGTTTTCCAAGATTAACTTGTACGTTATCATTTAATATTATTGCCATTTTTAACTATTTCTAAATTCAATATTAGTTTCAACACCAGCAATTTCAGATATATAAAATCTATAATTAATGCCAGACCATAAAGCAGATGGTGAATTTACAGATACTACATCTGGATTTGGGAATTTATTACCACTTGGATATACACCACCGATTGTGCCATTACTTAATGCTGTTACGTACCATTTTGTTTTAAGCGTAGATGTTGATGGAATTGCTACCCAAACATATTCAGCACCTGTTGTATTATATGTTACATTTACTGTTCCTGTACTTGAATTTACTACTTTTGTGCCTGCGTTAATTAACGCCTGACCTGCTGTTGGTCTTGGGCTTGCACTAGGAACTTTACCATAAAAATATGGGTATATTCCCGTAAATGAATCATTAATAGTATTGCTTGTTCCTGCTGGTAGTGGTGAATTAAAATTGTTTCCATCACTGTCTTTTGGTTGTACACCAGCATCATAATCAACAGAAGCACCCCAACTATTACTTCCTACAGTAACTACATGATTTGTTGTTTGTAAAACAACACTTGTTGCTGTTGTTGCTGTTGTTGCTGGTAACCCTACTCCTGTAAAATTCCATTCATTAGGTAATCCGCTTCTAAATGGAGAAGAAGCTGTGTATTGTGGGTTTATTGAACCTCTACTAAAACTACCATTAAATGTCAATGTTGATGCAGTTGTGCCCACTTCTACCAAACCACTTACACTTACCGTAAATGAAGATAATGATGGTGCTGTTAAAGTAGGATAGAAAGTTGTAATTAATATTTGTTGAAACAATTCAGTATAACTTCTACCCGTTAGTGTTGTACCAGCAGCCATACCACCAACAGTTATATTTGAAGGTGTTGCACCTGTGTATATACCAGTAGTTCCACCAGAAGAATTTTCTTTAAGAACAATTTTTAAACCGTCCCATGTTAAAACATCACCAATTGAAGCACTAGTTATAGAAGCATCAATTTCAACTCCTTTAGATTTTAAAATACCAGCAAAATTGGTTTCACCAGATAAAGTCAGAATATCGCCAGAAGACTGTTTTGTTTGAAGGTCAGATAAAGGTAATCTCGTAAAAAAACCCATTATATTACATTATTTAATATATTCTCAATGTTATTAAATTCAAAAAAGGGTATTCTAATTAATTTAAAACCGTTATTTTTTGCAAAAGAATTTTTTATTTTATCGTGTTTTTGAATTAACAAAAACGATTTCATACCCCCAAAAAAATCTATAGGTTTATAATGTTGTTCCCCATCAAATTCAATTAATATATTTTTATCTATTAAATAAAAATCAAAAGTTAATTTGTTTTTACTTTTACATTTCTTAAATGACTTTTGATGTTTAAAATTTATTTTGTTTTCTATTAAAAAACTATATATTTTATTCTCACCAAGATATCCTTTATTACATAGTGGACAGCCCCTATTTAAATGAGTTAATGGATATTGTTTTATTTTACCATGTACAGCACAAACAAATTCAATTTCAACTGAATTTTTAATAAATATGGTATTTGAATAATCATAACTATTGTTGTGTACAACATCACATTTTTTTATAAATTCATTATTAGTTAAAATTATTTTTTTTCCATAACATTTATTACAACCACAATTATTATATAAATGATTAGTTGGGTATACTTCAAAAATTTCACCACAATTATTACAAATTAATTTTATTTTTTCTTTATACCCACGTACATCTAACAAATCATATGAATATTTTTCATCATATATTTTTTTTGATTTTTTAATTAATGTACTATTTGTTAGTTTTTTTTTATGATTTTTTTTATTATTAATATCATCTTCTCCAACCATAGGAAAAACTTTATATCCTTTAGTTGGGGCATCTGCAATGGCTATTGAAAACCAAGGATTTTTTATTATTTTTTCGTCTATTGATATCATAACTTAATAACCGCCCAAGTATTAACAAAAAAGTGATTTTTATATCACATTTCTTTTATATAAATACAAAAAAATAATATAGAATTTAAATCTAAACAAAAAAACCCATAACTTTTGAGTTATGGGTTAGAATTAATTGTTTATTATAGAACTGTTAAAATTTCACAGAACCCATACTGTAGTTTTTACATGTGAAGTCTTTCTCACAATAACCAAATTAATGGTGGGTGTTTTATTGTTGCGGGGAAAGGATTCGAACCTCTACAATGCACGTATGTCTCTGGCTTATGAGGCCAGCGTGTTGCCAATTACACCACCCCGCGATATGTTATAAATACACTTAAAAATCTAAATTTAACTGTAAATCAATTTCATTAAAAACGTTAGAATTATTTATTGCTTCTATTATTTTATGTTTATCAACCTCCAAATAAATTAAATCTTTTAAATGTTTTCCTACACTAATAATAGAATTGTCATTTTGAATATATAACAATTTTGCTTTTATTGCTGATTCAGGAGTTTCAACATTAATTTTTGTTTCAAAAAAATCAAATATTTTAAACTCTGGTTTAACATTTTTATTATATAAAACATCAATACCAATTTTTTTATCTAATATGGGAAATTCTAATTTAAAACATAAAACTTCATCTTTACCAACCATAAATTTATGTGAGGTTGAATTTCCAATTCTAAACGAATTATAAAAACCACCCTCTAAATGATAATTCACAGTAACTAAAACATCAATATCTTTAACTTCTCTATGCAATTTATCATTCAATACTAAACCTAAACTACCACAAAAAACAACATCAGGATAATCTGTTGCAATTTTCTTAATAACTAGTTTAATTTCTTCACTTATATATTCCATATTATTGATTATTTAGTCTACAAAAATAATAAATTAAAATCATGTTGTCAAGTAATTACTGATAATTGTTGTACTCGATAAGGGAATCGGACCCTTGTCTGCCGATAGAAAGTCGGCAGCACTAACCACTATGCTAATGGAGCATTATTTGTTTTCATATTTTTCATAGAATTTCTTCCACTTTCTTATTGCATTATCACTTACACCATACTTTTCACCAGTTCCAGTATAACCAAACATCTTAATATCAAGTAATAAAACCTCATAACATGGTCTTTCAACTTTTCTATCATTTATAGATTTCTTAATCTGATTTTCAAATTTCTCTTGTTTTGTTTTTTTTATGTATCTTCCGTATTTTGGTTTAATCGTACTTTTTAATTTAATATTTTTTCCACCATGTGTAGATAATGTTGCATTACAATTGGGGCAAACAATTCTTAGATTCTTCAATCTGTTATCATTATTTATACCATTAATGTGGTCAAGAATCAATGACATTTTTTTACCCTTCCATTCCTCACCTTGTCCACATAATTCACATTCTCTTAATTTTAAACCTTCTTTATATAATCTTCCTTTTAGTTTAGTTGTGTCAAAAGTAGAATCTTTAATTAAAATATCTTCTGTTTTTGTTTTTTTAAAGTTTCTACTAAAAGATTCACTTCTCGATGTAAATGTAAAATGTTTGATATTAATATCAAATAATTCAATATATTTTTTTATGGTTATTCTATTACCATAGTTATTATTACCATATAATAATTTACATACTTCCGAATAATTTACAGATTCTTTTACTGCTATACTTAATTTTTCTTTTTCCATAATACTGTCATTTAATATAAATACAACAGTGTTCGAAAAAAGTTTAATTTTGCAGTGCGTGGGGGAGTCGAACCCCGACCTTGTTGGTGACAACAACATATGCAACCCTTACACCACACGCACTATATTGGCAGAGATAGCGGGAATTGAACCCGCAGCAGGGCATAGACAGTGCCCGATGTTAACCATTACACCATACCTCTAAATTACTGATAATCAATCAGTTAGCACTCCCCGTAAGATTCGAACTCACATTTCTAAGGTTGGAACTTAGCGTGTTAAACCATTGTCACTAGAGAAGTGTATATAACGTTGATTACTCGGTTCAACGTTAAAAACCTTTTTAAAATACTTACCAAAGGTAAATATCAGTAGGGGATAAAGGAATCGAACCTTTGCTCTTGATATGTAACACCAGTGCGCTACCATTACACCAATCCCCCATATTTGGTGAAGGATTTTACCTTCGTTACTGAATATCTACTACAGATTTTCACCTAAAGTAGGGGCGATGGGAGTTGAACCCACGATACACATCTTATGAGAATGCTGCCTTACCACTTGGCTACGCCCCGATATAATATTTTAGCACAGGGTGGTAGATTCGAACTACCTTGCAATTGGGGGCGAACCCAATCACGTCCAATGTGTACACTTCAAACCCTGTATATGTGGAGTAGGTGAGTCTTGAACTCACAACCAAAAAGGTGCAAACCTTCTGTACGAGCCACTTGTTTATCTACCCCATTTTTAATAAAAATATTTCAAATAACTTTGTTAAACTCTTAGTTAACCTTCGTTAAGGTTATGCAACGGTTACCACGTGCAGGTGGTTTAACATTAACCGTCTACTCCCGATGGGATTCGAACCCACAATGACCGCAGTGAAAGTGCGGTGGCTTATTCCAATTTGCCAACAGGAGCGTGTAGTACTTTTTCTATCACTGCTACCTGTTCATAAAATCTATTTCTTACTAAATTCTTCATTTTTTATTTTATTTAAATTTTCATTTTTTTAGTACCTCTGGCGAGACTCGAACTCGCAATCCTCAAAGGGCAACAAGGTTTAAACTTGTTATGTATCTCCAATTCCACCACAGAGGCATATTAAATCACTCTCTGTGTCTTGTAATCGTTCACTATTAATATTATTTCTTTTCATTTTTCAATTTATTTTTTATTTCAAATCTAACCGCTTTCTTTCTTGCTTTATCATTACCTCTTATTTCAGAGTATAAACATTTACGGTCATCAATTCTATCTGTTCTATTAGTATATGCTTTCATTTTATTAATTTTTAACCAAAAAAAAACCCGACTGTTTAGGTCGGGTTTAAATATTTTTTAGTTATTTGTTTAACTAATTATAATATCTTTTACCCGACAAGGAATCCATTCCACATCCATATCCAACCATAACATGGCTGCTGCTTCTACTGCTAATATGTCGATTAAATTTCTCATTTTTTAATATTATATTTTTGTTTTTCTTAATTCTTTACAAAACTAATATAAGTTTTTCATAAATACAAGTGTTTTTAAAAAAAACCTTTAAATTAGATAAATAATTTTCTTTTTTCATTATCTATATTATTATACGTAGATTTATTGTTAAGGTTACGTTGGTTATTCTTTTTATTTTCTACATTAATCAAACCACCTAATTGAAACAATCCAATTGTATAATATGGGACACTAACACAGTACACTGTTTTAGTGTCTAAGGTTAAGATTCCAACATCATAATATTCATATCTACTTACTGAATCAGCATGAATAAATGCTTTATATGTTTCAGGTACACCATGTTTCCAAATTACCATACCTGCTGGTACACGATATAAATCAAATTTCTCTTTATATATATACGTGTTTTTTTCTTGAACTTTATTTTTAACGGGGTTATAAATAGTTACAAATATTACCACTAAACTGAATAGCGTTATTGCTATTGTATGTTTATTTCTCTTAAACCACTCTATCGTTTTTTCCATATTAATTTAATACTTATTTTAAATCAATTATATATTTAAACCCACTAAAAACACCATATCCTATCCAAAAAATGACTGATTGATTAATTTCACCAAGATAAAATAATTCACATAAAGTAATTATAGTTAATCCTACTATTGTTATATTTATATTTTTTATATTAATTAGAATTTAAATGGGCAATCACTACCATTATAATATAATAATGTAAAACTTTTTAATTCATTTTCAAAATAAAGATTACATAAATATTTTATATTTGAATATGCGTTTTTCATATCCAACAATGATATATAAATTTCTATATCATGTGCATCATATTCATAATGAGTTAAAAATATCAATCCATAATCACCATTAACATCCATATGTGGTTTCCATGTATTTAAATATTTTTCATTATCATATAAAATTTCTTCCCATTCATACATATCGTTCCAAGAATATCCTATTTTTTCAGATATTTTCATTAACGATTTCTCGTTCTGTTGATTATCATTTAATTTAATTGAAAATCCTGCTATTCCTACAGTTGTGCTCATTATTCAATTATTAAAGTTTTGGCTATATTTAAACCGTCTTTGGTTATTTCATAAAAAACATCGAAGGATTCTTCATCTTCTTTCAATAAACCCATTACAACAAGTTCATCACAGACTTTCCATGAAAGTGAATTACCATCTACATCTTCATATATGTTTGGGTCACGGTTTTCGAATTCAGCACAACCATCATTAAGTACTATTTGTTGTAATACTTGTTTGTGTTCATCAGTAAATTTGTATGTGACACAAAGATTATTATTAATAATGTCTACAGTTTTTTTCATTTATTTATGTTTTTTATATTATATTTAATTAACTAAAAATGTGTTGAACATGCATCGTCAAACCAAAATATAGTATTTTTTGGTTTTGGTGTGTCATAAACACGATACCTATATTTATGTTCTCTTCCGCAAAGAACACATGCATAAATATCAGTTCTATACCAATATTTTTGTTTCTTACTATTCATTTTCTTTATGTTTTTTAAAATTTTCTAATAAAAAATTAATATTATCTCTACCAACAGGATTCATTGAATGACAAACCCAATCAGGCAAATCTAAATCATTTTCAACACAGAAATTAACTAACCATTTTGCACATTCATAACCATTTTTTTCTTTAAAATCTTGGGTTTTCTCCCATTCGACATAATTATCCCAATTACTATTTGGAAAATAATGACTATCACTTAAATCATGGTCGAATGCTATTAATTCTGGGAAATATTGATGTTTCTCCCAATTTGATTTAATATATTTAACAAACTGATTATAATTACGAGCTATTTTCCAATCACTAACAAGAAACGGAGTATACCTAGTATACTCATAGGCACTGTAAGGTGTTCTTAAATCATCTAAGAATAATTTATATGTTTTTTTGACGTTCTGCATAATCTGAATATTTTTTTATAAAATTTTCTATCTCTGTTGCATTATGATAGATGATGATTCTTCTTAGTACCGAATACATATACGTATTTTCAGCTTTAAGGTTACATTCCTGCCATTCTGGTTTTACAACTACAGTGCATCTACCCTTTTCAGACACGTAAATCAATCCCCACTTATTTGGTAATTCATTTTCTTTAATTAAACCAGTTGGGCAGGCATAGAATCTCCAATTACCCATGCCCAATTCAGGGCATTTTCTAAAATGTTTTTTTTTATCACATAAAAAATCACTTCTACTTGCTTTAGCCTCTATTAATGCTGAACCACCTGATTGAAAACCCAATACGTCAGGTGTTTCTACGTTTGCTGTCCTTAAATCACCAAATGTAACACCACATTTCCATCTTGTGCCTGCTCTCTTTAAGACCTTTCTACTGTATTCAATTATTTTGCTGTGTGTTAGTCCATTTACAGCCACATGTTCCTTCTTACCGTTCGAAAAAATCTAAGAAAATCTATGACTCTCTTTAATTCCTTCTTCTTGTTTCGTCCTATCACTACTTTTTAGTCCCTCATTTCTGAGTCTGTCATCCATAGGAGGATAGTCCACAAGCGTAAATTCGGGATAACGTGTCCCTATTTGTTTATTTAATATTCTTCGTCCTTCATTCTCTATGTTAGTGGCTGCATTGAAATCTCGGTTATGTACTGTGCCACATACGAGACAAGTCCATTCTCTTTCTTTCAATGATAAGTTTTTATACTTATAACCACAACAGTTACACAGTTTGCTTGAAGGAAACCATCTGTCTATTATAATCAAATTTCTACCATACCATTCAGATTTATATTTTAATTGTCTAAATGTTTCATTAATACTTAGGTCTTGAATTGACTTCGATAGTTTATGGTTTTTCAACATACCGTTAATATTTAAATCCTCAATAACTATCGTTTGGTTCTCACGAACTAATTGAGTCGTAATATTATGTATGTAATTAATCTTTATATTATTTAATTTTTCTTGAAATTTCGCAAGTTTAATTCTCGATTTCTCCCCATTATTTGATAATTTAGTTACTTCAACATCCTTATTCCATTTTTTACTAAAAACAAATTCACCCGTCTTAACTCTTTGTTTTTTACTTAATTGTCGATTTAACTTAACTAACGTTTTTTCATTTTTACCTCTAAGTTTTAAGTTGTCAAATACTTGACCATTGGAACAAACCATAAAATCTTTAATTCCAATGTCAACACCCAATATATCATTAATGGGAGCGGGTTGTTCATTAATAAAATTTTCAATTAAAATTGCCAAAAAATATTTATCGGATTTCGTTCTACTTATTGTTGCTGATTTGATTTTATCCTTATGATTTGCAAGATAGTTTTTATCTCTTTCAGAGCATTCAAATCTAATATTTTTTAATGGCTTGCCTAATGTAATTTTGTTGTTTGAGTATGTGTTTTGTTTTGAAATTGCTTCTAATGGAAATCTTGCTGATTGATTAGTGTCATGTTTTGATTTATATTTAGGAAAACCGTTACCATTAACAAAGAATCGTTTATATGCCTCGGTTAAATTTATAATTGTTTGTTTTAAAACTTTGGTGTTGTGTTCGTTAAGATATTTAAACTCCTCTTTTTTTGTTAAATCGTTGTGGAAATAATTACCAAGTTCTTTCAGTCCGAGACTTGTTTTATCTAAGTTATATGCGTTTATTTTCTTTTCCAGACACATATTATAAACTTTACGATAAGAACCACAAAGTCGATTGATATAATTACTTTGGGTTTTATCTGGGTAAAGTCTTATTTTAACTGCTTTTAACATTGATTAAATTTAGGGTGTATATTTCACCCAATTATAAATACGTTTAATATCTCGAAAAGATATGTGTTTTTAAATATTTTTTTAAAACATAATATTATGTATATTTTCTTAGTTTTTCTCAGAATTTAATGAACTATCATATACCCCCAATACATCTACAACATCAAATCCTAATTGTTGTGCAATAATTCCCAACGTTTCAGAACTCATTTCACCTTTTCTAATATAATTAGTGAACATATTAAAATATTTATCAACAGTCTCTTCTGGAATACCTGCTTTCATTAATGAATTTTTCACTACATCTGCTTTAATACCTCTAAATCTTTCACCGTATGCTAGTATTTTCAATACCTTTCCACTATCATCAATAGTTGTTTGAATGATAGAAGGGTCTGCATTTTGATAGTCAAATGCTCTACTATCGTCAGCATATGTATTTGCAACAGAACGTTTATCAGTAAAAAATATTGGTTTTTTGTATTTTACTTTCTTATTTAAATCACCTACTTGATTAAGTGCTGACATATAAAGATTATCATCGCCATTTTCTCTGGCTTGTTTCATTTGTTTTTGAAGTTCAAAATATTTTTGTGGGTTGGAGACATAATCGGCTATACCTGTTTTTTCTGTAAACGAACCTATTTTCATTAATTCTCTATTATCTGGTGTACCATGATACCAATAATCATTTGATTCATCTATATTATTATATACCTCTTCTTTTATAATATTAAACAATTCACCCATTTCAATTTTCATTATAAATACTGTTATTCTTTTGTTAATTTATATGTTTTACCACATTTAGTGCAAGTAACTTCTTTTGTTATAGTATTTAAACTATGGACAGTTGTAACAGTATCACAAATATCAGATAGTTGTTCTTTATAATTTTTCCTACATTCTCTACTGTCACAAGATTGTGTAAATTGATTAAATTTTTCTTTCATATTTTTTTATTAAAATAATTATATATACTAAAATAGTATTTATTATATATAATTAAATAGTATTTATTATAAAGTCTTCATTATGATTGAGAAGTTACAAATATTAGACGAAATTAATAAAAAAATAATTGATATCCAAAATAAATATTTTATTAAAATTTATTTAGATGGTGGATTATCATTTGATTTTGATATTCCAAATGATGAATTTAAATGGATTGAGAATAATAATTTAGGTGAGGGTACTTTATACAAAAAGATTAAATTAGAAAATGTTGAGGATGATTCATTAAATAACATACTTTTATTTTATGGTAAAAAGGGAGGTAATATAAAAAACCATAACCACGAAGAATCACAATTAATAATTTGTGTAGAAGGGTATGTAAAATTTATTGTTGACGATACTGAATATAATATTAGAAAAGGAGAGTCTTTAAATATCAATTCATATCAATGGCATAGTATTGATTTTATTGAAGCGTCCAAACTTATCATTATTTATAAATCTAAGTGATGATTATATCCAGAAATTTTTTAGGCAGCTTGATTTAGGACTTCTTACTTTTGCTGGCATATAACAATGACAAACATTACAAAAAAATCTATCAGACAATAGTTTACAATTCAAACAAACTTTCAATCTATTCTTCGCTTGTTCCTCAACTTCTTTATTTGGGAAAATATAATTCTTCCATCCAATTATTATTTCTTCTAATTTACCCGCAGTAACCATCTTTTCTTCCACCATTTAATCTTCCAAAAGCAGATTCCAATACAAATGCAGCATCTTCAATACATATGTTATATGTTTTTGATATTTTTTCTAGAATTTGATTTATAATTTCTTTATTATCAAGTAAAACTTTATCTGGGGAAATAATTCTATGTCCCATATTTGTTTCATGTACTCTTTTTTTTGTTATCATATTAACTATATATAATTCTTCCACCCTTTGTAATAATATATCCATATTCAGGAGTGTTTTTTAATTCAATCTTAGCATTATGTAATACTTGTTGTGCAGATAGCGAAGTATCATATATTCTAAGTTTTTGTATTCCACCAATAAATGATGAATTAAAATTTTGTTCTATTAATAAATTGTCTTTTGTTGAATCCTGTGATAAATTGTCAGGTGCTGTATAAATAAAATCGTCAACATATAACATAAAATTATCAACCAAAGGTAATGTAGATTCTATTAATAAACCAACTTTTATGAATTGTTGTCCTGTATTTTTTTTCATGTTGAATTTAGCATATAGGTTAATCCATTTATTATCACCAGTATATACTGCTTGTTTATATTCAGGGTGACCAGCAAGTATTTCTAAATTTTCTTGTGAAATTACAGGAAACCCTGTTGGTCCTGAAATTGATAATGCTGTTTCACCATCAATATATTCATACTCTTGTGGAACTATTGGAAATGGTGTTGGTTGTGCATAATCAGCAGAAGTTATTGGTTGTTTATATATTTGTTCTTGTTGAATTTCAATGTCTTCTGTACCTATAGGTATTAGAGATATTGAACTTACAACAGGAAATTGATTAGCATCTAATTCTTGAAATATACCAGTATTATAAATTTTAGCCGAAATAACTATGTCTCTGTTTGATAACACTTCTATTGGTTGTGCAAATTCAATGTAGTATTGTGTTCTTGTAGTATCTGTTGCACCAGTATGTTTTACACTCATAACCGTTTCAGGTATGATAATACTTGGGTTACAATCGTCAGTACTGTAGAATGTTGTATTATCTGCACTTAATACAACACCGTATGAGTTATACGAACCACCAGTAGCACCTGTGAAACATGGGTCTGTTATTAATGGGTCATTAGTAATACTAAAATTATCTTCTATATATGTTTGTGATTCACCAGTGTAAATAGGAAGAGTTCTTTTATCATAATGCCAAGAATGTTTTAATCCAAATGAACCACCACCCCAACTTATTGTATAAGGTACACCTTCTACCTTTTCTCTATCATTACTAAAATCTCTGAAATAATATTCATCAAAATCGTTTAATGTCCAAAATAATTTACCATTAACATACATTTTAAAAGTGCCTTTTCTTCTTGGTTCACATTTTAATTTGTTAATGTCTTCAATTACTACATCAGGAGTAAATGTATGTGTTATTATAGTCCAACCAGTAGTTACTGAACTACTAGAAGTTTTTGTAATAACACTACCACTACCATTGATGTATTTTAATCCTATTTTACCGTTAGGATTTAAAAAAAATGCCATAATATTATCCTTAATATTATCTATTTGTGGTGTATTAGTCCAAACTTCTTTATTTCTGGTTGCCCAATCACCAAAAGCAATTTTAGAAATTTCTTCTGGTTGATACGATATTAAATGGTCACCTTCACTTGTAGTTACACCCGACCAACCAGTTGTTGTCGTTATTATAGCTTGTTGCTGACCAATAATACCAGTAGTTGCATTAGTGATGAAAGTTTTTATTATTTTTTTGGTTTCACCTGAATAATATAGATTATATTTATCTTCTGCACGACTACCCATTAAATAAAAAATACCACCATCGAACGATTCTGGTGTTATTAAAACAATATTCTCTATTGTAATTCCTGCTGCATAACGTGCAGGAAATAGTTCATAATTGTAGTTTTGTAACTTAAAAAATCCTTGTAAATACCCACCATCAAGCATAAAATAATTACCAGTATTACCAGTGGTAACGCTATTAATATTTAAATCTGTATATACTGTTTGACTATCATATGCAGTATTACCAGTGTTATAACCTACTCTATATAGAGTTACTTTTGTATCATTAGGTGTTAATATTTCACCAGAATACATATGGTCGATTCTACCATTATCATATGCAGTAAGACCAAAATCATATAGGTCTAAATTATCCGATACTGCATTTGTCCATTCAGATAGACTAATAGAGGTGAATCCAGTATTTAAATTCCAAGAATTTATATCAGTCAAATCTATTTGAATTGCAAGACCATCGGTAATAATACTATTTTTTAAACAATTTAAATTCATTATAAACCAATTTTATATAAATACGATACATTTATAGTATTGCACAAGTATTTATAAAAAACTGTAATAGTATGAGTAAATCAAGTAAAGAATTAATTTTCGAAAGAATGGGATTATCAAGTCCTAAGTTAGAAATAACTGAACCTGTTATGGAAAATAGTGTTCCTAAAAGTGATTCAATTAATAAGGTGTTTGACTTTTTTGAGCAAGAAAATTATTTTCCAATATTTAATGGTAATAATTTTCAATTTATTAAAGTAAGTGAACATCCACAAGAATTCGAAGAATTTAAAAGAACAATGAATAGTAGTTGGAGTGAAATTAGTCTACCGTTTTAATTAAAACATAATGGCAAAGAAATTTAAGATATATATCAAAAAACCTAATGTAGTTGAAGAACCACAAGAACCACAAAAACCAAAAATAGCTGGTTATATGGTAGGACAACCAGTAGAACCTGAATATTGGAAACCAGATAATCTTTTAGGTGAGATTATTGACCCAGAAAATATCGATGTGGAGGCTTTAAAGAAAAAAGATACTTTATGTCCTAAGATTTGGAATGAAAACGAACAAATCCATCCAGAAGTAAGAGAGTATCTGTTAAAGAATGTTCTTGAATTCATAAAATTTGCCAAATTAGAAGACGCTACATTTAAAGATGTTATTTTAACTGGTTCATTAGCCAATTATAATTGGCATGAGGGTTCAGATTTAGATACACACATAATAATGGATTTTGACCAAATTTCTGATGATAGTGAATTTGTAGACGATTATTTTAGAACAAAAAAAGCACTTTGGGGAGAAAAAATGCCTGTACAAGTACGTGGTCATGATGTAGAATTATATATTCAAAACGAGAAAGAACCACACACATCTACTGGTGTTTATTCAATTTGGAATGATAAATGGTTAACTAAACCCATAAAAGAAATGATTGGTATTGATACCAATAATGTACAAAAAAAGGCAGTTGAGTTTATGAAAACAATTGATGATTTAGAAGATTCCGCAAATGATAAATATATTGCCGAAATGTCTGATAAATTAATGGAAAAATTGAAAAATTATAGAAAATCTGGTTTAGAAGAAGGTGGTGAGTTTTCAACAGAAAATCTGGTTTTTAAGGTGTTACGTAATACGGGTTATCTTGAAAAATTGTCAGAATTAAAATATAATGGTTTAAGAAAAGAATTGACTTTAGAGGGTATGGTTAGTGAGGGTGGTATGAAAGAAAACCTACAGAAATTATTAAGAAACACCACAGTAGCATTTGGTTTTGCAGTTGCGGGTTTAGCTTTAAATTCGTTAGATGCACCCACACTACAACAAATTGGAATTGGTAATGATATAATAAAAAAAGCGACAAACTATATAGATAGTCTAAATTCAGAACAATTAGAAGACGTTATAAATAGAGCAAAAGTATATCCCGAATACTTAAATAAAAAATTAAAACAAATTGACAATGAAATACTTAATTAAGGAAGAACAATTTAGACAATTAATAGAAAAAAAGAAGGTAGATAAGATTGTATCTAAAATATATGAAGATTTTAATAAAATAAAAAAATCTTTGAAATCTCAGCATTTAATTGAAGAATCAATTAAGGATAGAATTAATTTGTACCAAAAAAGGGGATTATTAACAAGTAATGTAATAAAGAGATTAAACGAGGAAAATTTCTTCGAGGAAAATTCAATTATTCTGTAATAACTAAAAAAAAATGTTATTATGTTTTTTTTACCATTATTTTAGTATTTATAAAAAAATGTAATTAACATATAATTAAATTTATACAAAATTTTAAATAAAATGGCAAAACCATCACAAGAAAACTTTTATAAAAAATTAAGATACTTCGCTGGCATCAACGAAAGTTCAACAAAAGAAACTAATCAAGGTGCTCAAGGTACTTTAATAGACGTGGCTAAATCAAATGACGGTACTTCATACGGTATTGTTAAGGAAAACCACCATTATTATATTAAGAAGTCTACTTTAAATGAAGGTCATAAGGTATCAGATTTTATTTATATAAGTGGGTTGCAAAACAAAATGGATTACCAATATAATTCTTTGGCAGAAGCCGAAAAACAAAGAAATTTCTATCTACAAGGATTGAATGAAGCGTTTTCGTTAAAACCAAAACAATTTGTTGGTTCAGAAAAAAAAACACAAAAAGTAGATAATCCTTTTCAGTATATAAAAGAAACTGTTAATAATGGTAAGTCTGCTAATAAGGTAATTCTTGAAAACCGTTTTAAAAAAAACATTGTTGAGAATACCAATAATGTGTCAAAAAAAAGCTTAATGAATGAAACTGCTACCCAAGCTATTAGAAAAGCAATGGGTCTTGTAACAGAGGATAAGGCAATTTCAACAGAAGATTCAGAGGTAAAAGATGCTGATGTGTTGTCAAATAAAACAGGTAAAGAAAAACCACAAGCACCAATCAACGATAGTAATGCACAAAAAATTGCTGATAAAGCAACGGGAAAGGGTTCTTTCCAAGGTAAATTAGCAACAGGTAAATCTATTGCTGTTAATCAAGCAGGTAGTAAATTAAAAGAAGAAGCAAGTCCATTGGTTACAGATGATTCAGAACTTATCGTTAATCAATCATTGGCTAATATGGATAATGCTACAAAAGAAAATCCACAAGCACCCATTAATGATGGAAATGCTAAAGCAATGGCAGATAAAGCAGTTGGTAAATCTGCTGCTGGTAATACATCATTACCTAATGATGCACCTGAATCAGAAGAAAGTGAACCATTCGATAATGAAGAAGATTCTGGTGATGAAAAAGATGATATTGTTAGTGAAGCAAAAGCACTTTCAACTGACGATTCGGAACAAAAAAAAGCTGACGAAATAGCTAATAGTAAGAGTAAAATTGGTACACCAGAAGCACCTTACAATAATTATAATCAACCAAACAAAGGTCAAACAGAAAAGAAAGGTACACCTTTAGCACCTAAAGCATCTAAAAAGGATATTGTTGCGGAAACAAAAGTTTTAAGTACTGCTGATTCAAATGTGAATACAAAGGATTCTCCTGCAAACCAAGAAAATGGTGATATGACATATGATGGTGGTAAATTACAAAAAGGTACATCATATAGTATGAATGATAATTCAATTGCAGAATCGGAAGAAGAAGCCTTAGATGCAGCTAGTCAACAATTAGGTGATTTAGATGTTCAAATAGATGCTGAAAAAGAAGCTGCTGTTGCACCAGAAGCTCCTGTAGAAGACCCAATGGCAGGTGGAGAAGAAATGCCAGCAGAAGACCCAATGGGTATACCAGATGGAGTAGCACCAGAAGAATTAGATGCTGCTGCTGATGGAGTAGAAGATTTAGGTTTAGATGGTACAGAAGAAATGCCAGCAGAATACCCAATGGCTATGGGTGGAGAACAAGCACCAGAAGGTGAAGGTGGAAATCCAGAAGAAATTAAAAGAGAATTGAAAAGTTTAGCTGGTCAAATGCAACAATTAGTAGGTGAAAATCCTAATATTGCAGATGATGAACAAACAGCATTAGAAGTTATTAACCAAACAGTTGAACCATTTAATACTGAAAAAATGGGTCACGGTACTCAACAAAAAATAATGAATAAAGTAAAGGGTGAGGAAGACGATATGGGTGGAGAACCTGCACCAGAAGGTGGTGAGGAAGTAACCAATACAGAAGAGCTACCTGTTCCAGAAATTGATGTTCCACCTTTAGGTGAAGAAGAATGTTCTGAATGTGGTACATTTGAGCAATATGCTGAGTCAAGAGGATATCCTTCATTTGTAGGTGCAACATTAAACGAAGTTGCAAACGTACTTAGTGGATATATTAATGCATTCAACGAAGGTATGAATGATGGTGATTTTAAAGTAACTTCAAAATATATGACAAAAGCTGTACTAAAAGAACTTAAAGAGTATGGACACGATGGTTATATAAAAGAAGCAATCACAAAGAAAAAAGTATTAAGTGAAGCAGGTATGCCAGTTGGCAGTTTCGAACCACAACCACCTATAGATGGTAGTGTAGAACTAACCGAAGAAGATATTAACGAACTTGGTTGGAGAGACATTAAAAACGCAGCTTCTGGTATTAGTAAAGCAGGTAGTTATGTTGGTAACAAAGTAGGTCAAAAAGTTAGTGGTGCTCAAGATGCAATGATGAACAAAGTTCAACAAGCAGGTCAATTCGTAGGTGACAAAGCCAAACAAGCTGGTCAATTCGTAGCAGATAAGACACAAGATGTTAAACAGCAATATCACCAAGGTAATGCTAAAAGTATGATTCAAAATATACAACAAGATGCTGCTAAATTAGGTAAAACTATTGCTGCTTATAACGCACAAGCTCAAAAAGCAGGTGGGCAACCAGTTACTATTCGTTCAATTGCAGCAACAATTTCAAATCAACTACAAAAAAATGGTGGTAATGTAGACTTATCTGCACATAAAGGATTAAATCAATTTGGAGAAGGTGATATGAATGAAGATGGAGAAGATTTTCCAAATACATTAGGTCTTGACAAGGGTAATGAGAAATTTTTACCATCTAATGATTTAGAACAAGCAATAAATGCACCAGATAAAGAAAGAAATCCTGATATTGTGGTAGCACAAGATGACGAATTTGGATATACACAACAAAAACCAAATAGTTTTGCACAACCACCACAAAATATGGGTATTGTAATGCCTAAATTAGGTGAATCTGAAATAAAATTAAGAAAATATGTTCAACAAAGACTCGCAGAAAAGAAAGGTACTAAAAAACCTTTATTAAAAGAAAGTCAAAAATCTGAAAAGCTAAAGCAGTTAGATAAGATGATTGACGAGCAATGGGAGTTGGCTAATAAGTTGAAATAATGAAACATAATCCAGAAGAATTAAAACTCATATATGTTCTTAAAATAGGATATAATTCTAAAAATGAAGGACTATATGAGTTTGTCTTTTCTAAAGACCCAGAAAACATTGATTATGAGAAATGGTGTTGGAATGCTACACCTGCTTGTGATAATGCGTTACCTCCTACGGAAGATTTCTATGACGAAATTTACTCACTAAAAACACAAAAATTCGATTTATTCTGTCTTCATGAGGCCGTTGATAGACCATATATGCATGGGTATTATAATATCCATTGTTTAGCATATGAAGACCCTGATAGTGAAAACGCACAAGAAGAAGAACAATACGATAATTATGATAATATGTTTAGTAGTGGTTTTCAAGAATCAACTAAAAATCATGAGGAAAAAATTATGGTTTTTCATTATAGAATGACGTTACAAGATGTGGAAGATATTTTATATGAAAAAGATATAATTTTGAAGGGGAAAGAATTTACTACAACAAAAAACATTTCAATTATATAGAATTTTAATTCAAGGTATTTATAATTATAAAATATTATAAATATGGGTAAGAAAATATTAGACGACTCTGAGGTTAGAATTGGAATTAACGACCATAATTCGGTAGTTCCACCAAACTTAGAGTTAGAAAGAAAAAAGGAAGAGGCAAGAAAAAGAAAAGAAGAGTTAATTGAACAAATGGGTATATACATACCCAAAATTACAACACTTTCAGGGGAAGAAAAACTAATAACCAATCTAAATTTAGAAGAACAAGAAGTTGAAATAATTCGTTGTACTAAAAGCCCAATATATTTTATTTGTACATACCTAACAATTTTTGACCAGACACAAGGAGAGGGTGGTCAGATAGTTCCATTCGAATTATTCCCTTTTCAAAAGGAGTTAATAGAGACATATAAGGAAGAAAGATTTGTAGTTGCTAATAAGTATCGTCAGGCTGGTGTATCAACCTGTACATCAGCTTATATTGCGTGGTACATGGGTTTTAATAAGAATAGGAACGTTGCAATTGTTGCGGATAAGTTAGAAACAGCAATGTCTGAAATGATGAAGGATGTAGTGGACTTCCTAGAGTCGTGCCCTACTTGGTTAACTCCAAGACCAACCATAAAAGATACACAGAAACATAAGATATATGATAATGGGAATGAACTAAGAGCGTTTGCTTCAAACTCATTACGTGGTTTTACCCCTACTTTATTGTTTTGGGATGAAACAGCATGGGCAGAAAAAGGAGAAAAATTCTGGACAGCAGCTAAACCTACGCTTCAAACTGGTGGACGTGCAATTTTTGTTTCAACACCGAACGGTTTAGAACCAGTATTTTATAAAACATTCACTGGTGCTAAAAACAAGAAAAACGATAATAACTTTTTTGCTTTTGAATTATGGTGGTATAATGACCCACGCTACACAAGGAATAAAGAAGGTAAATTCGATTTAGAGTGGATTAAAAATAAAGGCAAAGAACACGAAATAAGACTTAAAGATGAACATTGGAGTCATGAAAAACGTGCACAATTGGTTGAAGATGGTTGGGAAGCTAGTTCTTCATGGTTTGAGTTCCAAGTAAAGGATTATAACGGAGATATGAAGAAATTAGCACAAGAACTTTTGTGTGTTTTTGGAGATTCTATAATTACTGTTAGAAATAAATTATCAGGATTAATTGAAAAAATTAATGTTGATATGTTTTACAAAAAACTCGAAGAGGAAAATAATAGAAATAAAAAACAAACGTCTACAATAAATAAATGTATAAATTTTCTACAATGCAATTAAATACTAATTATGAAATATTAAATTCAGAGAATAAATTTGTTGATTTTTTGGGTATTGATAAAGCAGTAAAAGATACTATGTTAGAAATAACATTGGAAAATGGGATGTCTATTAAATGTTCTGAAAATCATATCTTTTTGGTTAATGAGATGAATACTTTTGCAAATTCATTAGCACCAGATATTTCATATTTAACAACAATATCTGGTGATTCTTTTGTTAAATCAATAAAAACAATTAAAGGTGAATTTGAATTATATGATATTGTTGACGCTGTAAGTGGATATTCATATATTACAAATGGTATAATATCTCACAACTGTTCGTTTCTTGGTTCTGGTGATAACTTTATTGCAGAAGAATTTATAAAACGTATTGAAGAATTTGAAAAGAGAGTTCCTATTCGTCAGGAATATGAAGATTTATGTATGTGGATTTGGGAAGACCCACTACCAGACGAAGAATATATTATGTCTATAGATGCATCTGCTGGTCATGGTGATGATAATTCAACAATAAACATTTTTAAGATTAAAGAAGTTATTGAAGATAGGGTAATCAAGAAAAATGGAAAGTTAAAAAAGGTTAAAACTAGAACACACAAATTGGAACAAGTTGCTGAATATTACAGCAAAATCAGACCACAAACACTTGGAGAAATTGGATATATCTATGGTAAAAAATATAATGAGGCATATTGTGTGGTGGATGTTACTGGTGGTTACGGTGGACAAGCTATTGAAAGATTATTAGAAATGGGGTATCCCAATATCCATTATTCCGAAATAACACACAAACCAACCAGAGACAAACTTTCAGGATTTGTTAAAGTAGGTCAAAAAATACTACCTGACGGTAAAATGGTTACTGTTGATTTAATCCCAGGATTCTTTATTGGACAAAATAGAGGTTCTGTGTTAACAGAAATGCAAAGAGCTATTAACTTAGAAGATATTATTATTCGTTCGATTAGACTTATTGATGAATTAAAAACATTTGTCACAATACAAGGTAGTAGAGTTGCTGACCATAAACGCTCATTCCATGATGATTCTATTATGGGAATGGCATGTGCTGTTTATGTGGTCAATTACCAAATGAGAAACTTTAGAAATTCAATATCTAAAACAAAAAAAATGTTAGATGCATTTATAAAATTGGAAGGTGACCAAGTAATGATAAAAACAGATAAAAAACAAAATAATAATAGCAACACAAGAACACCAGATTATACGGTAAGTAGAAGAAATCCATATGGTGCTAATGATTGGTTGTTCAAAGGTTTAAAATAAAGTATTTAAAATAAAGACTTTTGAGTTAATTATTAGTATTTATAAAAAACTATAAAAATTTATAAAAATGGCAAACGAAAATAAAGGTACGATTTATCAAAATTTAAATAAAATGTTAAATCTTGATGGTTTTGGTTTTGAATCTGAACAAGGTACGTCAATCCCACAGTCAGGTGCAGGAAAACCTAAGATTATTATTAAAGGTGATAGTCCACAAGACATTCAAAGAAAAGGTCTTGAATTACAGCAAAAAGAAGAAATAAGAAGTAAATTTTTTAAAACAACCGACCACGGATTTCAAAAGGCAATGCAATATGAAGCAGCAAGGTTACCTGCTTATTTGGATTACGAAGGTATGGAATATTATCCAATTATTGCATCTGCCCTTGATTTATTTATGGAAGAGGCAACTACAATTGGTAGCAATGGTCAAATGTTAAATATATATTCTGATAAAGATAGAATTAAAACTCATCTTGAAGAACTTTTTTACGATGTTATTAATGTTAATGTTAATCTTCCCTTTTGGACTAGAAACTTACCAATAAAAGAAGATTCAATAATACCGTTATTGGATGGTACTGAATTAACAATTAAAGATATTTCGAAAAGATTAAAAAATAATCCAAATGAAGAAATTTGGACATATTCAATTCAAGATAAAACAAAAAATGTTGTTGGTGGTAAAATTGTATGGTGTGATTTAACAAGAAAAAAATCTCAAATAGTAAAAGTTCATCTTGATGATGGTAGCTATGTTGAAACAACAGCAGACCATGAATTTATGTTACGCAATGGTACATATATCCAAGCACAAAATTTAAAGAAAAACGATAGTTTAATGCCTTTCTATACTAGAGAAAGTGTAACACCTAAAGATAATATTAATGGTTATGAAAAAACATATAATCCATCTTCAAACCATTATAAATATACACATAATGTTGTTGCACATGAATTACATAGAAATTTATTAGAAGAAAATTCTTTTGGAGGTATTTTTCATACGCATCATATTGACTTTAATAAGAAAAATAATCATCCAAATAACTTGAAAAGATTATCACGTGAAAACCATCTTAAATTACACCAAGAAATTGTAATTAAAAATTTGCATTCACCAGAAATAATTGAAAAGAGATTAAAAGGAATTGATAAATATTTGCGTTCAGAAAAAAGAAAAAATAGATTATCTAATGAAATGTCTGGTATTTATCCAAAATATTTTAAGGAATATAATAATTCTGAGCTACACAATGAACATAATATTATTCGTAGTGAAAGTATGTTAAAACATTGGAGCAATCAAGATTATAATAAATCTACCAGAAAATTAATAAAATTTAATGTTTCAGACGAAACATTTTCCATATTAAAAGATGAAATAATTAATTTAACGGTGTTTAAATCTAAGAGTGATTTTTGTGATATTCTAAAAAACAATTCTAAATTTGTTAAAAATTTAAAGGAATCTAATAATCATATTAAAAGAGATGTAATCAAATCACTTAATCCTACTACACTTGAAAGGTTTATTACCAGAAAAATTGATTTGAATTATTTAGATTTGATTAAATCACTTAATCCTAAAATTGCCAACACAAAACAATATATTAAGGCATATAACATAAGCAATGCTAAAAAGCAGAACAATAAGATTCTTAACCATAAAGTTGTTGCTATTGAGTTTTTACATGAAAAATCTGATGTTTATTGTATGGAAGTTGTTGGTAAAAACGGAGAGCATGATAGACACAATTTTCCAATTTGTTCAAAAGATTCTAATGGAAACTACAATAGAAATGGGGTTTTTGTTTCAAATTGTAAATTTGGTGATAATTTTGTTTATTTATTGGGTGAAAAGAATAAAGGTATTACTCATGTAAAACAATTAGTTAATTATGAAATTGAGCGTATAGAACGTATAAATAATGGTAAACAGATAGTTAAATTTAAACAACGTGAAACTGGTGATGAATTTAATATTTTTGAAATTGCTCACTTTAGATTATTAGGACAAGATAAATATCTTCCTTATGGGTCTTCAATGTTAAATAAAATTAGACGTGTTTTCCGTCAATGTTTAGTTGGTGATTCTAAAATATGGACACCTAATGGATATGTTGTGATTAAAGATATAAATATTGGTGACGATATTTATTCATACGATTACATTGATAATAAAGTAATTAAAACTAAAGTTAGTAATAAAAGTAACAACGGTAATAGGGATGTTTATAAAGTAAGAACAAGACATAGAGAGATTACATTAACTAATGACCACTTATTATTAACATATAATAAAAATAATGATTCTTTTGAATATAAAGATATTACTAAATTTAATAAAAAATTTGATAGATTGGTGTTACCACCAATTAATGATAATTTTAATGATGAATACACAATCAAAACATCTGCTGAAAATTATTACGTTAAATTAAACGAAAGTGGGATAAAAAAATCTAAAGGGATTGAATCATTGGGTATTATGTCAAAAATAGATTCGTTACATGCAGAAACAACAAGAAAAAATTTACATACTTTCATAAAGGGTGGTGATAGAAAAATCAAATATTTGGATTTTATTAAACTATGTAAAACATTTAATTTTGATATTAATGATGTTGAATTATTTTCTTATGGTAGAAAACATAAATCAATTGTTAACAATAAATTAGAATATACAATAAATAAGAAATTAGTAAGATTTTTTGGATTTATGTTAGGTGATGGTTGGATAAAAAAACACGAAGTTGGATTTGCGTTGGGTGAGTATAACAATCAAAATGATTATTACATTAATTTGGCAGAAGAATTGTCTGGTTCAAAATCAAGAACATATAAGAAAATTGGTACTAAATCTGCACAAACTGTTGTTGGTAACACTGAATTTTCTGAAATATTATTAGCATTAGATTTTACAACTGGTTTTAATAATAAAAAAATCCCAGATTGGGTTTTTGGTTTATCTTTTGAATATAAATTAGAATTTATAAAAGGTATTTTTGATGCAGATGGTTGTGATAATAATAAAATGTATTCTTCTTCAAATAGAAAGTTAATTGAAAAACTTAGATTATTATGTCAAACATGTAATATTCAGGTTGGAAAAATAATAACCGAAAACGAAAATAGAAGTGGTTTTGTTTTTGATAAACACTTTAATAAAATTATAAATAGATTACCATCATATAAACTATATATTAATATTGCATCAGCAAATAATAATGTTGATTTTCAAAAAATTATTGATATAGAATATGTTGGTAATGATGTTGTTTGGGATATTGAGGTTAATGATAAACTACATAATTTTATTTCTGATGGATTAGTTGTACATAATTGTGTTATGGCAGAAGATGCTATGCTTACCTATCGTATTATACGTGCGGGTGAAAAAAGAGTGTTTAAAATTGACGTAGGTAATATTGATGAAGATGATATTGAAGAATATATCCAAAAAGTAGCTACAAGATTTAAAAAACAACAACAGGTTAATGGTCATGATGGTCAGATTGACTATCGATTCAATATAATGGGGAATGATGAAGATTTCTTTATACCTGTTCGTAATGCAAATGTACAAACAGGTATTGATACATTAGCAGGTGCATGTCTTGCGTTAGATACTAAAATAGATTTGCTTGATGGTAGAAGTCTTGAACTTAAACATATTATTAAAGAATATGATGAAGGTAAAAATTTATGGTCATATTCAATTAATCCGAATACAGGATTAATTGTGCCAGCACCGATTACTTGGGCAGGTGTAACAAGAAAAAATACTGAGGTACTAAAACTTACTTTAGATAATGGTGAAACGATTACTTGTACCCCTGACCATAAATTTCCCACAAAATATAATGGCACTAAAGAAGCAAAAGATTTATCTGTTGGTGAATCTATGTGGGCATTTAATAAAAAAGAAGAAAAAATAAAAGGTGGTGGTAAAAGAAATACTTATGAAATGATATATGACCATTCAAAACAAGAATGGGTTTATACACACCGTATGATTGGTAATTATATGAGAGATAATAATCTACATGAGGATTTCAAATATAAACTAGAAGGTGAAAAAGAAACCATACACCATAAAGATTTTAATAGATATAATAACAATCCCGATAATTTATCTTGGATGAATAGTAAAGACCATCTTTTATACCATAGAGATAGTCAAAAATTAATGTGGGAGTCTTTAAGTGATGAAAAGAAAGAAAACCATAAAAAAGCAAGAAAAATTGGTTTGAATTATTATTGGGAAAATATTAGTCTTGATGATTTAAAATTAAAAATAGATGTTGCCCAACAAAATTCATTAAAATCAAGAAATAAAGCAATTGATACATTTAACTCAAACTCAAATAAAGATAAAATTATTGAATTAAGGGGTAAATCTATTTCAAAAACAAAATCTTTAGAAAATAATAGATTAAAACAATCAACAATTGCTAAATCACAATGGGAAAATAGTAATTTAAGAGAAATTCTTAAAGAAAAACAATCTATTAAATATTCCCATAAACTACTTGATTTATTAATTGAATATACTAATGAATATAGTAGAATTGATTTAATTCTTGAAAAGAAAATTAATATTGATGATTCTGAATGGTTAGAGGAATTTAATTTATTAAATAATGATAATAAACAGTTAAAGAAAATGTCTTCAATAACCAGAAACAACATTAATAAAATGCTAAAATATTTTGGTTATACTAATTGGAGAGATTTTAAGTCTAAAATACCTTGTTATAATCATAAAATTGTTGATATTGAATGGTTAGAGGAAAAACAAGATACGGGTACGATAACTATTGATGGAAAAGAAGAATTGCACGATTATCATAACTTTGCATTGAGTTGTGGTATATTTACTAAAAATTCTAACTTAGACCAAATCCAAGATATTGAATATCTTAGAGATAATTTATTTACTGGTCTTAGTGTACCAAAACCATTTTTAGGTTTTCAAGAAGCAGCGGGTGATGGGAAGAACCTTGCACAAATGGATGTTAGATTCTTAAAGAAAATTAATAGAATTCAACAAGCAATGATTCAGGAATTAAATAAAATGGCTGTTATTCACCTATTTTTACTTGGTTTTGATAAGGAAGATTTGGGTTCATTTACGTTATCATTATCTAACCCTTCAACACAACAACAATTATTGAATACCGAATTAATGCAACAACAAGCTGCTGTTTATGGTGAAATGACCCGTAACGAAGGTGGTATTGCAGCTATGTCCCATACCAGAGCTAAAAGAATCATACTTAATATGTCAGATAAAGATATTATTGATGATTTAAAAATGCAACGTATGGAAAGAGCTATTGCACAAGAACTTCAAGATTCACCATTGGTTATTAGGAAAACAGGTATTTTTGATGATGTTGACGAGAAGTATGGTGACCCCGAAGCTGCTGCAATGATGTCTGGTCATACGGGATTAGAAAGTGGTGGTATGGATGGTGGACTTGGTGGTATGGAAGGGATGCCTGAACCTGCTGGTGGTGGTATCGGTGGTGAGTTTGGTTCTGCTGGTGCATTACCACCAGTAATTGGACAAGGTAAAGGTTTCAAAGAAAATGGTAATGTTATTGGTGAAACTGAGGATGCTTATTTTGTTAAAAGAAATAAAATGTCAGACGATACATTCAACAGTATTGCGGAGAAAATTGTTTATGGTGATAATAAAATGAAAAAGAAAAAGGACGAAAAAATTAAAGTTCTTAGAGAAAATAATGATAGAAACCGTAAATTAAACGATACTGCAATAGATATGGTCAATGAAATAAATGATTTGTTGAAGCATTCTACAACTATGAATGAAAACAAAAAATTAGATTCAAAAGTATTTGATAATATAGACTTAGATATAGATTTTGAAGATAAGGGGGTTGAATAACCCCCTTTCACTTTACATCTTTTAATAAAGTATATTCAGTTCTTTTGTCTTTTATATTATTTCTATATGCATATTCTGTTTTTAATATATATTCGAACCTGTAAATCAAAGAACCTATTTGTGTGTTCGTTAAAGACATAACATTTTCTTCCAAATCCAATTCAATCATAAAAAATCTTATTAATAAAGTAATTACTTTACATGCTTGTTCGAAATATCTATAATTGTCAGTCTTTACATATTCAGTAGCTTGTATCCAAATTAATATTTCAGACATACCCATACCTTTAACCCAAGTTTCTATACTATTATTATTTCCTATTTCTTTTTCTATTTTAGAAAGGTAATATATATAGTGACTGTTTTTATATTTTCTTATTATTTCCATACCGTAAATAAATACTAAAACAAAAATAGTATTTTTTTATAAAAAAACGAGTATTTATATTAAATTATGCTTGATATGAAAACAAACGTTGGTATTGTTAAATCTATTGTTTCAGAAAGACTAATCAATTCGTTCATGAGAACTGGTCAATTGAACGAGTCAAAAACTATTTCATCTAAATTTTTCGATGTGATGAAAAATTCCCCATATCTTCAATTGGAGTTTAAGATAATAAATAATCTTGAAAATAAATATATTAAAAATGATGTTGCTGCTACTCGATATATAGATAAAAATATAGAGTTAACGTCCACATTTACTACAGGTAAAATTCTTGAAGAATATAAAAAATTAGAAAAATTTACTAATGAAACAATCAAAAAGGGTTCTATTAAAGATGCTAATCTTTTAGAAAAAACTAAGTTGTATGAAAGTATAAGTAATTTAATTGTTGAGAGTAAAAAACAATATCCTGATGTTGATTTACTTCATGAGTCATTTGAACATGTGTTAAATCATATTACCACCAATAAACCAGAAGAGATAGTTGAAAGTGAATCAATAGAAATACCTGAAAACATTGATGGCGATATGTTAATTGAGGTTGCTCTTAATAAATTTACAGAAAAATATTCTTCAATAAATGAAGATGAATATAAACTAATTAACAAATTAGCATCGTTAGAATCAAAAGAAAAAAATAATTATCTTGAAGAATGGAAAAACGATATTATTAAAATACTTGAACATTCAGATATGAATGGTATTGAAGATAAAATTAACGAAAGTATTCAAAAAGTTAAAGATATTTCTTATGATGAAAATACTTTTATAGAAAAGATTTCTAAGCTATATGAATTCAAAAAGAGTCTAAGCTAAGTTAGCATTAAAATCATCATTAGCATAATCCACCTCATATCCAAACCAAATACCTTTGGTAATACTACCTTGAGGTACGTTTGTATTGTTTTTATCCCCTAAATATCCAAAAATACTAGTAACATAATTACAACCCTCTTTAATGTAGTCGTTTCCAAATCTTTTTGCAGTATAATTTACAATTTGTATATAATTATCACCTTTTAAACCAGAACCTCTATTGTATGCAAATAATGTGCTTGATGCTAAGTCTTTATTTCTTCCTGCAATCCAATTCATTAAAGCGCATTGTGCTTTAATCATAACATCTGGATTATTACAAATATTTTGATGTAATATTGCACGATTTCTATATTGTCTTTCTCTATCTGCTGCTGTGTATTTACCCTTTCCAACAACACCAATCCAAGAAGTATCTAGTTCTGGTTGTTCCATACCACTAATTAATTTGGCTTTATCATCACCAGTAATAAATCTTCTATTATATATCACATCATAAACAGTAAGCATTATAAATTGACTTATTCCAGAAGCCGTACTGGTTTTAGCATAATTCCATGCTTTATAACCGCTTTCTTGAAATGCTTGTGCTGCAATAATATTTGCATCTAACCCATATATAGCTGCGTTATTGTTAAACTCGTTTATTAAATATAATGCAAATTGAGCATTGGTTGTTACGTTTGGTATGTTACACACCCAAGTAATAACCTCATTAGATTTATCACTAAAAGGTAGATTATATGAGTTTTTACCCTTAATCATAGATGTAGAGCCTTGAGTAGAAGTAAGTCTTTTAGCTATTTCTTTAATAAAATTTTCGCCTGTTTCGGTTAGTTTTTTATATGCCATTTATTTTATTTTTTGTGTATATTGGGTGTTATTTGGAAGGTATTTGGAAGGTATTGTACCATCATTTCCATATGCATCTGTTATTGCTGGTGCTTCACCAAGATATTCATTACCAGTACCACCTATTAGTGCAATGGAAGAAGCAAAATCGGTTACAAACGGATTTGGGTATTTTAGTATTTTAGTACCACTAAAATTAGTTGTAGCATGATTAGCAGTAAAATTATGATTAACCTCTAATATCATATATACCCCATTAAAAATGGGTATATTTTCTAATTGAAAATACTGTGTAGGTTGAATCATCATATCACCTAACATTTCAACGTTTGCTGAATATGCACGACTTTCATATATGTTGAATAAGTTTTGACCCTTTGAAACAGGTGAACTAGTACTTTCATCACCTGCTAATTTAGAAAGTATTGCTAATGATTCGTTTGTTTCAGGAAATTCCCTTGTGTCAATTTTAATATTTTTAAAAAATGATTGGTTCTGTTCTGAATATTTAACTTTAAATGCAGATACTCTACCAAAAGGATTATTTTTCCCAAATCTATTTGTAATGTTTGTAACCTCTGGTAGTGTTGTATCTAAGTCGGCATTCTGTCTAATATCATCAATACCGTTTTCACTATCTAAATCAGTAATTCCATCATTATCAAAAGCATTATCATCACCATTTAGTGTTGTTGATGTACCACCGAGATACATACACACAAACGCTGGTGGTGCTTTTTGGTCTACTATTTCAGAAATTTTAAAACTCTCAGCCCAATTAGTATCGGTAAACGCCATGAAGTTTGCAATTGGAAAAAACTCAAAATTATTAACTGATAATAATCTTGCCATTACATTAAAAACTGAAATATCATAATTGTTATGTGCATCAATTAATGGTTCTATATTAATAATACACTCACTACCAATTGGATTCATACCTCTATCCACAAAAATAAACTTATCAATAAGTGTATCACCACCATCACCACCAGTATTGAATGGATATCCAGTAACATTACCATTATCAGGCATCCATTTATCCGCTATTGATTTAAATGAATAATATGTTTGTGTGCGTATATCATCATCACTAACCATATTTTGTGTTTCTACTTCTTCCTTTTGAATCTTATCTAAGTTTAAAGAAATGTTGTTTGATAATGTTCTAAAGAATGCTTTAAAATAGCTATCAATTGTAGATTTCACATTCAACGCTGAAACAGCTTTACCTAATATTGTAGTGCCACCAGTTAGTGTTGTTAATGGTAGGAATTGATTAGTTTCATTATCATCATTAAAGGTTAGTTGTGATAGATTAAGTATTCCTTGTCTTTTATTTAATAAATTAGATAGTGCTTCTTTACTATATTTATTATTACCTCTTAATGATGCATAATAAAAATCTTCTCTATCATCCTCTACATCAGTTTGAGTATAATAATCATCAATCATATTAATAAAATATTTTTCTACTTGTCCATAGAAGCTACTTGTTAATTTTCTATCGAAATAATCCTCTAAAATAGATTTATCTATTTCACCAAGATTCTCAACTTTAGGTGCTTCATATGTTATTGGTGATAAACCATAACTAACATTATTATATAAAACACCGATATCTTCTGTAAAAAATTTATCAACCTCTGCTTTAAATCCACTATCCGTATTGTATTTTACTAAACCACCCATGTATATTAATTCAAATACTGGTGTTTCAACATATGCTGGAAATTTAAATTTACTCGTTACTATTTTTACATTTAAAAATTTATTATATAAAAAACCAAGTGTATGTGTCATGTTAGAAGCAATAATAAATAATTTTGTTTGAGCGGAATATTCACCATTATTTAATATTTCTTTAAATCTTGTATCATATTGCACTCCATTGTTTTTTTTGCTTAAAAATTTAGACCATACATCAGGAAATGACCCTTTTAAAATAAAATCACTATCAAAATTATCATCCAAAGCTGCATCAGCAAAGTAAGGTAGATTTTGTTTAATAAATGCTGTTATTTTACTAATATCATCACCACCACCAGTAAAAAAATTAGAAAACAATTCTATCCAACTTTCTTGGTTTATACCGTCCATGAATTTATCCACAGCATCTTTACTTTTATATGATGTAATTTCATTACCAGTTGGTGTTTCTGTAGTAGTGGTTCGTTCTGTAATGTCATTTAATGTGCTATCATTCTCAATTATTTTTATCCCAATAAAATTACTGTTTTCTCTTTGTCTAAATATTTGTGTACCATTAGTTAAACTAAGTGAGGTTGTAGTTGGGTCACCGTCAAATGAAGAATATCCAATAACATTTCTTTTATTAAGGACATCATAAAACCCATCCACTTGTGTTTTCCAAATATCAGAAGCCGTTTTTAACGAGTTTAATACAGATAAATTATTTACGGAAGCAACTATATTATTTGCTTCTGCTGCTGCAACATATTCAACTAACGCCTTTGCTCTTGGGTCTTGCTGAAAGAATTTTTCTTCGTATGTAAATTGAGAACCAATATAAAATCTATTTAAAGCAATTTTATATATATTCATAATCATACTTTCGGGACTATTAAAATATATATTATAATATGGTGAATCTTTATTAATTTCATCATATAAAATACTATCAGCAGGTGTAATTGGTATCCATTTTGTATTACCATCTGCATCTGTTTGCGATTTCATATCAGCAACTTCTTCATTTTTTTTGACAGTAACAAAAGTATCTATAAATTTATCAACCAACAACACTTCTGGAAATATTTCAATATTAGGATATTCTTTTTTATCTGGTATATGTCTTGCTTGTCTACTAGATTTTCCTGTTGGATTTATTTTTACGTATCTTGGATAACCGCCAATCTTTTTATCAGGAAAATTATTTTTAATAATAATTTCGTTTTTATATTGTTCATGGTGTCTTTCACCATCCTTAGTAGATATTCTTATTTTTTCAAAAAACGTATCAATATCATCACACAAGATTTTAAATATGTTATATATACTTGGTTTTAGACCTAATTTAGACACAGCTAAATTATTTATTTCATCGATAAATTCTTCTCTTTTATCAGTAGAACTTAATTTTCTTTCATTCCATTTTTTATATACTTTTTGATATATAACAGTAACATCCAAACCAAAGTATTCCACTACGTTATTAGGATTTTCCAAATCTACTTTTGATATTAGTATTGGTGTATACTGATTATTTGGGGTTTTTACGTTTAAAATGTCTTTACTATTATCGTTTTTTGATATGTTTTGGTCTATATTATTACCATCATTAAGTAACTCTTTTCTAAGTTTTTCTAATGCAGTTGAAATATCACTATCCCTTTTAGGTGTTTCAACCAATAAATTACCTTCTTTAATTGTTCTTCTTAACACCAATAAAAATAATCTTTTAGGAAATGTGGGTTTTACGCCATCTTCTTCGGCAGAGGTAATAGTAGTATTATATTCAATAAGACTATTAATTGTTCTGAAATATTGTGTACTACCAGTATCTAAACTATTATCAACAATAGCCATAATTGCACCGTTTTCAATATCAATATTTCCTAAATATCTACTAAAATTTGCCATTTTAATAGCAAACATATTTGCAGCATTAATAGCCTCAAGAGATTCATCATATTGTCTTGATACTTCCGAAGTTTCTTTTAATTCACTTAAAGAATCATATAGTTTTTGTGTATTTTTTACTAATTCATATGTATTCTTTGGTGGTTGTTTTATATCATTAGCAATAGTATCAGGTATATTACTTACATCTTTAGTACCATCTGGATTTAATGTAGTCTCTGCTGGTCTTGCTGTACCATAGTCAGTCAACGGAAACATTTCAATATATTTGAAAGGTACATCCGATAATGGTGCATACGTGCTTGCAATAAATTCGCTGGTAATGTTATAATTACCATTATTTGAATCAAAAGTAAAACTATTTTTTGTTAAATGTAAATTATATGTTAATGAACGACCATAATAGCCTTTTAATGTCAAAGTAAATATTGCTGGTGGAAAATCTATTAATATTGAATATGGTGATTCTGTTCCTTGGTTAGCAAATGCCATACCACGAACATCAACAAAATCAATAATTACTTGTGGAACATAAGAAGCATTTATTTTAACATCAATATTAGTAATACCAAAACCCTCATACACAGACTTGGACATTGAAGTATTTCTACTATATCTTGTTGTATATTCTTTGGTTTCTTGGTCAAAACCCATCATATTAATACTAATATCATTTTCTAAACCTTCAAATTGTTGTGAAGTTCCGAAACCAGACCTTACTAATGTGGTTCTACCTCTTCTTCTTCCAATAAGCTCTGCAAAAATAAACATTTTTTCATATTCGGGTGTACCATTAACATAATTAGGTAACGGTGATGCTGCTTCGTTTGGGTCTAATACAGTAGTATTTACTATAGCCATAAAAATTATACTTTTCTATAAATACTTTACTTTAGAAACTGATATATGTTTTTGTTTTTGTACTAATAAAAACTATTTATATTTAAATAGAAAATTATGATAACTTATTTTTCAAGTATAGCTACACTATTACTAGGACAAGTACAATTAGAAGGTTTGAATAAGGCTGCGGAAACAAGCCCATTAAATGGGGCACTGGTTGGATTTATAATTATCCTTTTATCTGGAATAGTTTTTCTATTTAAAGAGTATAAGGATGTCCAAAAAGACTTAAAAACAGCACAGGCTGAAAATATTAAAAGTTTGGACGACATAAGAAAGGAAATGGGGTTTAAAGATGATGCACGTAACTTACAATGGTTACAATCTGAAAAAGAAACTCTAAAGGTTCTTAATGGAGTATCTTCAATTTTATCTTTAAGTGAAAAAATGGGTCAAAATGATACTCAAAAAATTATAGATAAGATTAAAGATGCAGAAGAAAAAATAATCCAATCAAATAAAATAAACAAATATAAAGATGATAAATAAAATATCAGCATTAAAAGACACTAACCTGAAAATTGAAAATGCAATAAAAGGGTATAAAACACTCCTTTATTCTGAATCTCGATTAGAAATGGCTAATGTTGAAGAAGATATTATTAATAGACATTCTAATGAAGAAACATCTTGTTTAATGTTAAAACTAAAAGGAGGACAAAAAACACCTATACTAATAGAGGATGAATTTAAAAGAATTATATGTCTTAAAGGTATTGTTAGAATTATTATTCCTTCGTATGAAGAAAGTGAAGATATTATTTTAGAGTCAATTAATACTATATTAATTCCACCGAAAACTGAATATTTTTTAGAAATTATTAAAGATTGTGAAATAATTACAGTTTATAAACCTAAAAAGGATTTCTTCACCAACGTATTAAAAGTTGAATAAAAAGTATTTATATAAAAATTTAATTATGAGTAAGATATTAGAAAGAGGTGAATATGGGTTCGGAATTTTAATTGAAAGGGATGCTGGATATGTATCTAAGGAACTAAATCCTAAGTTGATAACAGAAGGTGTTTTCACAATTAATCCAAATGAACCAGTATATGTAAATTGTATTTTACAAAAGTGGGGTACAGAAAATAAAAACGGTAGAATATATCCAGAAAATGTGTTAGTACCACAAGTAGATGCTTACCAAGAGTTAGTAGCCACTAATTCTGCGGTATCAGAAGCAGACCATCCAGACTGCCAATTATCTAATTCTCAGATACTTACAAAAGAGGGTTGGAAGGAGTGGAAAGATATTTCTAATAATGAAGAAATTGAAACATTAAATACTGCTACAAATAAAATTGAAATTCAAAAAATTGAAAAGAAAATTTATCAAGATTACAAAGGTAATATGTATGAGTTTAAATCAAGAAATTTTGAAAATACAGTAACACCAAATCATAGATTTTTATTAGAAGATGATAATGGTATTAGATTTTATATGACAGCAGAAGAAATTTATGAAGATGTTGGTGGAATTTTATCGTCAGGTAAAAATAAAATTTTAAAGAAGGGAGATTGGGTTGGTGAACACATTGAAAATTTTATATTAAAAGGTGTTGATGATAATTATCTTGGTTTAAGAATTAAAAAAGAATTAAAAAAGAAATACACAACAGATATAAATGTTAATGTAGAAGATTTCTTTGCATTCTTAGGAATATATCTTGCAGATGGTCATTGTACTGGAACAAAATCAAATGAAAAATTAAAGGGATTTGATGTTTGTATAACTCAGAAAAAAGAAAAGTCTAAAAAACAAATAAAAGAATTATTAAATAAATTACCGTTTGAATATTGGATAGATTCAAAATCTGATGGTAAAGAACAATATCATATTCATGATGCGAGATTGTATACATATTTGTTTCCATTAGGGGACTCACATAATAAATATGTTCCACATGATATTAAACAAGCCACACCCGAATTATTATCAATATTTTTTAAATGGTTTAAATTAGGTGATGGTAGAAGCATTAAAACTAAAAACAACACAACAAAAAATTCAGTATTTTCTACATCAAAACAATTAATTGATGATTTGCAAGAAATCTTATTAAAGATAGGAGGTTCAGGAAACATATCCACTTATCAACCAACAGATAGGATTATTATTGATAAAAAAGAAATGATTCTTGAAGATGGAACTGTTGAAATAGTTGAAACAGAAAGAAAAATATTATCAGAAAATTCTAAAATTCAATATAATTTAAACATATCTAATTCAAAACATATCTGGTTGGATAAAAGAAGTATTAAAATTAATAAAATTGATTACAACGATAAGATTGCTTGTGTAAGAGTCCCAAATTCTAATTTTATGACAAGAGTTAACGGAAAACCACATTGGACTGGTAATTCATCAGTAGTATCATTACATAATATATCACATTTAATCAAAAAGATGTGGTGGGGTAATGGTGAAGATAAAAATGTATTATATGGTCAGTTAGAAATAATAACTTCACCAGCATACATGCGTGAAGGTGTTGTATCTATGATTGGTGATAAAGTGGTTGAATATCTAAAAAGAGGAATTAGATTAGGTATATCATCAAGAGGTGTAGGAACATTAAAAGAAGTTAATGGTAAAAATATTGTTCAATCGGATTTTGAATTAATTTGTTTTGACTTGGTTGCTTCACCATCAACACCGGGTGCATATCTATTTCCAGAAAAGACTGAAATGGATTTTGGTAAAGGAATTGGTGAAGAAACCTTAAAATATCACATAAAAGGTAAAGGTTTGAATGAAGAACAGAAAAAATTAGTGGATGCGGTAAACAAATTCATCCTATAAAAATTAAAAAATTTACAAAATTAAATAAATTTATAATCTAAAACAAGAAATACGAACCATATTTTATAATATTTTGTACTTTTTAATTTTTTAAATGTATTTATAATAAAATTAATAAGGAATTATTTCATAAAAATAATACTATGACTAACGAAAACAAAAAGTCAATAATAGAAGAAGCAGTCAGCGACTTGAAAAGAATAAGAGAAGCTGCTGATAAGAATGCGATGGAAAAATTAGTAAAAGCTTTTCCAAAGAAATTCGAATTGCTTTTAAAAGAAGAATTAGAAAAGGTTTCCAATAAAGAGTCAGGGCGTAAAGAGCCAGTTAATGGTAAAAACAAAGAATCTATAAAAGATAAGAAAACTGACAAAATTAATGAATCCATAATGGATATTAGAGAAATGTCTCTTGGTGAAATTGAAGGTGAGTATGATGGAGCACCCGAAGATGCTGAATTTCAGGTAGAACCTGATAATAGCAGTGAGGTAGGAATCGAACTTACTATGAATGACATTGAAGAAGAACTTGCAAAGATGGAAGGTTTAGCTAACAACATGGAAATGAATAACCCAAAAATGGGTGGACAAGAAATGGGTGAGGCAAACAACAATGCAGAAAACGATGGTGACCCGTTTTCAAAAATAAAAAATATTTTTAATCAATTAGGTGAAATGGTAAAAGAAATGGAAGACCAAAAAATGCACGAACAATATAATTCTATGTTCGAAGAACAAATGAAAGGAATGTGGGGTGAATCTTTTAGGGAATCACTTGGTGATGAAAAGTGTGACGACCTTTACGAAACGTTTATTGCACATAAAAAAGGTGAACCGTTTGGAGATAATAGCCACAAATCACCAAATGTAAATGAATCAGACAACCAACCATACGATGATAAGTCTAAACCAAGCGAAAAGCAAGGTAAGTCTATTGACGAAGAAAAAGAGGTTGATATTGATGAAATGCATAATAAAGTCCCACATGGTGCTACTGCGCCTGCTAAAACAGGACATAACACAAATCCCGCTGGAATTACTGAATGGAATTTCGATAAGAAAGAAAATAAAGAAAAAGATGAAGTGGAGATTGAAGTTGGTGACAAAAAAATAGAGATTGAAGATAAAGAGGAAGAGGAAAAAGAAGATGATGTGGATGAAGCAATGGGTATATCTATATCCGCAGGTACAACTACCCCCGGTAAATTAGGTGACCACGAAGGTACACATGGTAGATTCCGTCAACAAAATGAATCTTTCAAAAAGAAAATGAATGGGTTAATTGGTGAAAACAAAAGGATTACAAAAGAGTTGAACGAAAATAAGAAGTCTATAATTAACGCAACAAAACTTGTTGAATCTTATAGAAGTGCACTCGAAAAATACAGAAACCAATTAAGTGAAATGGCTGTTTTTAATACTAATCTTGCGAACGTAAACAATTTACTTGTAAACGAACAATTAGCATTAACTACAGAAGATAAAGTTAAGATAATTAACAAATTTAAATCTATTAACTCAATCACTGAATCTGAGAAAGGTTATAAAGAGATACTTTCAGAAATGAAAAGTGCTAAGAAAACCATGATAGAGAATGTAGAAGAAAAAATGAGTAATAGTCTTGGTGAATCTGCTTCTAAGAAGATAGATGAAGCAATTGAAAGAACTGCCTATTCTACAAATGAACAAGTCCAAAAAATAAAAAGAGTAATGGACTACGTAGAAAAAGGTAAAAGAATATAATAATAACAATAAAGAAATAAATTTTATAAACAATGGGTTTTTTAACAGAATCAGCAGAAGTTGGAAACATAGGTCTAAAACAACTTAGAGAGCAAAGAGAAATTACCACTAATAGATGGGATAGTATCGGTTTATTGGAAGGTCTTGATGGAAACGTTAAAGAAAACTGTGCGCAGTTATTCGAAAACGAACTTTCATGGATGATTAACGAATCTACGGATTCAGCATCATCAGGACAATTCGAAACAGTAGCTTTTCCAGTAATTAGAAGAGTATTCGCTAAATTATTAGCAAACGATTTGGTATCGGTTCAAGCATTGAACTTACCAATCGGTAAATTATATTACATCAATCCAAAAACTTCGGTTAGAGTTGATGAAGGTGGTGGTGTATTTGGTCATACTTCTCCTGATGGAGCATATAGTAATGCTGCAACAACACCAACATCTGGAAGAACACAATTTGAACAACGTTCACTTTATGATTCATTCTACGCTACTCAGTACGGTGAAGAAGGAACATCTTTATTCGACAGAAGTAAAGGTAGCTTCCAAATCATCAGTGGTGTAACTACTCAAGTACCTGCATGGACTGCTGGTGACAGAGTTGTAACTGTAGTAGTTGGTGGTTTCAATACTACTAACGAAGGTAAATTGATTGGACCTGCTGGTGTACCAATGGACACAGAATCATTCTTAGCATCACTAGCAATAGTAGCTGATACCGATTTGATTGCTCCTTCACCATTTGCAGATGCAACAATCACTGCTGGACAACCAGTAGGTTATAATGTTAAGGTACAACCTTATGGACAAGCTATCGTTGATGCTAGTGGTAACTTAACATTGAACATTGACTTGACTTACGCAGGTGCTGATGGATATCAAGCATTCAGTGCAACCACTAATCCTACATTCGAATTTGCATACAGAGTATATACTGATTTGGAAGAAGATAGTGAAATGGCAGAAGTAACCTTCGGCTTAGACGAAGTAACAGTTTCTGTTGAAACTAGAAAAATGAGAGCACAGTGGACTCCTGAATTAGCACAAGATGTTAGCGCATTCCACAACATTGATGCAGAAGCTGAATTGACAGCATTGTTGTCAGAGCAAATGGCTGCTGAAATTGACCGTGAGGTTCTTCGTGACCTTAGAAGAGGTGCTGCATGGACTCTTAGATGGGACTACAATGGTATCCGTAAGCAATCACAGCCTTACTACGGTACTCAAAAAGACTGGAATCAAACACTTATCACTAAGGTTAACCAAATCTCTGCACAAATTCACAAAGCTGTGCTTAGAGGTGGTGCTTCTTGGATAGTAGTTTCTCCTGAAATCTCTGCTGTAATGGATGACTTGGAATATTTTCATGTGTCAAACGCTTCACCAGAACAAGATAAATATAACATGGGTATTGAGAAAATTGGTTCACTTAGCGGTAGATACCAAGTATATCGTGACCCTTATTCTCCTGCTAACACAATGTTGATAGGACATAAAGGTACTTCAATCCTTGAGTCAGGTTACATATATGCACCATACGTGCCAATGCAATTGACTCCTGTTATGTATAATCCTTTTGATTTTAAACCAATCAGAGGTATCATGACACGTTATGCTAAGAAGATGATTATGAACAGATACTACGGTAGAGTGTTCGTAGATGGACTTCAAGTATTCGGAATCGGTGATTTAAGGTAATCTGAAATAGATTATAATAAATAATTTTAGAAAAGGGTTGACATAGTTCAACCCTTTTTATTTTAAATATAATTAAGAATAATTTTCTTCATCTTCATTATAATCTTCATCTTTAAATTCAAGATAACCAGTATTTTCTAATTGTGTATTCCAAATATCATTTTCAACTTTTTGTAAAGTAAGATATTCATGATATAAATCAAAAATTAAATCAACAATTACCACATCATTTTTCTTAATGAAAGTTTTATCAAGTTCTTCATCTAAATTTACATCATCAGCAACCACATAAAAATCTTTTTTTAATTTTAAATCATTAATAAGTGTCTTTGGGTTTTTACCAAATAATGATACTTCAATTCTATTTAAATCTATTCCAACTACAAAATGTATTGATTGGTCATTTCCAAATTTTATTTTTTTCATTCTCATGGTTAATCTTCTTTTTCGTCATTCCAGTTATAATCATAAATCAATTCTTTACGTGCTCTAGTAATAGCAACATATTGTAGATTCTTTTCTTGTTGTGCTTGCCAAGTTTTTTTTACTGGCATTGGTAGTATGTCTGGACGAGCAATAAAAACTCTATCCGCTTCCAAACCCTTTACTTTGTGAACTGTTGATAACACAATACCCTCCAAGTCATCAGAAAAAATTTGTTCTATTTTTTGTATTAAATCAGACATATCATTTGACAACTTACAAAGGAATAAAATTACATCCACCTTATCTTTCATAGAAGAATACCCACTATGTTCCTCATAGTTAATAATTCCTTGTTTAATTAGTGATTTTTTAAATTCTTTTAATTCTTTTTCCCAAAAATTTATTGCCTCACCAATTGTTTTGTGTTTATTAATCATTTCAATTAAAGATATACCAATATCTCTGCCTTTAATTGTTGCCTTTTTACCCTCTAATAAATATAAAAAAAATAATGTTACTAATGGAGAAGTTTTCCTACATAAAACAAAATCACCTTCTACGGGGTCATGTACAACATCACCTTCTTTAACAATTCCTTGATGAGCATTTTCCATTGGTTTAAAATTGGGTACTATCTTTTTTGCTTCATTAACGATTTCCACACCACAACGAAAAGTATGTGTTAACGGTAATATTATGGTATTAGGGTAGTTTCTAAACCATTCAAAAGCATTTCCATCTGCTCCAGCAAAACCATAAATACTTTGATTTTTGTCACCCACACCAATCAATCTACCTGTTTTTATTTTAGTTTTTCTATCTTTTTTTAACATTTTATCAATCATTCGTTGTTGTGCACGATTAAGGTCTTGAATTTCATCAACAATTACATAATCTTGTGGAAACAACCAAATTTTTGGGTCAATTGCTGGTAAAAAAACCATATCAGTAAAATCAATGGTTTTTTTATCGTTCATAGATTCTTCTAATATAGATAATACTCTTTTAACATCTTTTGGTGTTGAGTATCTTATATCATATTTTTGTGCTATATACGGTATGTATTTTTTATTGGTGGTTAATGTCAATCTACATAAATCAACCAATTTACCGATAGTTTTCATATATACTATTTTCTCCACCTCTGAGTTAAACTCATTTTGTAAATTCCAATTTTTTGATTTCTTTTTTATTAATTTACTAATTTTAAATTCATCAATTTCAACACTATCACCATATTTCATTTTGATTGCACCTAAGCCCAACCCATGCATTGTTTTACATCGGACACCTTCTGGTAATTTTTCTTGTAGTTCAAGTTGAATGTGTTTATTAAAAGCTAAAAACATTTTATCCGTATTATCAGGTAACAATGTTAAACCAGCTACAATAGTAGTTGTTTTACCACAACCTGCAAGTGCTTCTATAATAATATTTTCGGTTTTTTTATGAATAGCATGAAAAATAACTTTTTGTTCATCAGTCGGTTTATTATTCATAATTATTTATCATTATTAGGTAATTCTTTATTTAAGATTTTTTTAATATCATCCATGTTTATATCTACTTCACGTAGTAGTTCACCATATGTTTCTGCTATTAGCCCAATAATATGACCTGCTTCTCCAATTTTAATTATATCTTCATTAGTAAAACTATCCACCTTTTCATTTCGTTTAACTAAATCAAATAATGCATAACGTGCCATTTCATAAATCATAAACCAATGTTCTGGTTTTTGTTCGAAATCTGGTGGTATATTTATATATGGTTTACCCTTTTCGGTGTATTTAATTTCATATTTAAAGTTATGCATATCTATAATAATTTAGTATTTATAAATAAATAAACACAAATATAATTAATTATGGCATTAATATCAACTGTTGACAGAAATAAATTATATCTTCAAGTAAAACACGAATTAGGGTATCCTATAAGACCAATCGAAATTAAAGATGAAATGATGGATTCTTACCTCGAAATGGTTATTGAAGATTATTCATCATATGTAAATGAATGGTTAATACAACAACAATGGGTTGGTTTACAGGGTCTTGAAGTAGATTCTCAAATATTCTTTGATGCGTTTGCTACAAAATCAAATAAATTCATGGAATCCTTTACTTATGCATATTCAAAACAAGTTGGTCTGGGTACTAACGCACCTGCTGCATATGGATGGGAGTTAAAAAGAGATTTTATTGTTTGTTCTGCTCACACACAACATTATATAATACCAGCAGGTCGTGAAGTAAACGAAGTATTATGGGATACTCCACCAGAAATTGATGGTGGTCTTATTGACCCTTTTGCTATGTCTAATTGGCAATCAAATGGTATGGGATGGAGTTATATGGGTCGTCCAGCAACTTATGTTCAACCAACATATTCTTTGCTTTTAGCAGCACAAGACAGACGTACAAAAGAACGTATATTACAATCTGAATTAACATATCGTATTACTGGTATGGCTGATGGTAGAAAAATATTACATTTATACCCAATACCGGGTGGTAGATATGAAATTAGAAATAAATGGGGTAAACATTATGCAGGAAGAAAAGTATGGTATTTCTATTACGATACCGATGGTGGTGATAGAGAAGATTGTTTAAAAACAAATAAAGATATAGTGAAATTACCCTCTGATGTTATAATTGATGTATTAGAATGGAATAGTTTAAATTCAGTTGCTCGTCAACAAATAAGAGATTTATTAATAGCTAAAACTAAAATAGTTATTGGTGGAATTCGTGGTTTCTATTCTGGTGATTTGGGTGTTGCACAAAAAGAAGTAACTTTAGATTATCGACATTTACTTGAAGAAGGTAAAGAAATGAAAGATGTTACTGTTCAAAGAATATATGATACACTTAATAAACTATCTTTGAGGCAATTAACCGAAGATAGAGCAGCAATAGCAGAAGCAGTTAACAGAGAACGTGGTTTTCAACCACCTAAATTTCCAATTGTAGGTATATAATTAGTGGTTGTTTGAGTATTTCAAACAACCACAGTCATATATTCTATAATATTCTCTTTCAATCATTATTTGATGTTCTGTTTTTAGTGAATCGTAACCTTTTTTAATCAAAATATCTTTTCTAAAACCAAATCTATGATATCTAAAAACATCCCCACTATTTTTAATATAAAAATAATTTGGTTTTGATTCACCAATAAGTTTCATACCTAGGTTTTTATATAAATTACCATTACTATACCTTTTATCTGCATATGAAATAACTTCTTTAGGGTTATAATTCTTAATGAAATAATTATATAACTTACTTGCTCCACCAATAACCGTTGTGTTTAATTTATTACAAAACCTCAACAATTCATATTCCCCTTCTTTCGATGATGAGTTCATGAACTTACGCTTCTTTCCAAACGTCATTAGTGAAACCAATTCATTTTTATGAAACAACCCCAATTTTATTTTCGACCCAACAAAGCCTTGAATATGATTATTTTCTAAAAATTCTTTAACTAGTTTATTATCATCAATTTGTTTAATTATTGTTTTTCTACCATATATTTTATTATCTGTTAATCCTAATTTGTTTTTAATTATTGATTTAACAATTTCAGATTTATATATCCATTCATCTTCAAAAATATGTAATAATTGGATTCCTTGTTTTTCACATTCTTCTGTTTTATTTAAATGATAATTTTTATCAAGAAATTTATCTGAATGAAAATATAAACCATTAAATTCGATTGCTAAGTTATGCTCAGGAAAATACAAATCTAATTCTTTACCATTAAGAATTTTTCTATCATTTTCAATAATATTATTAATTCTCAATTCAGTTTTAATAAAATCAACAATTTCTTTTTCTTTGATTGATGATTGTTCCGAAACAGGATTACATTTTGTACATAGTGTTTTAATCCCATAGTTGAGTCTATTTCTAAGTACATCTTTTTTAATTTCAAAATCACAGTGGGTTTTACAAAAATTTTTTACAATAAATAAACCATTAGAATACTTAATATTCTCTACTTTAATTTTGAGTTTTTTTGCCCAAATATTGATTGTTTTATTGTTTATTTTATTTTTATATTCTTCTGTTTTTGTGTAATTATCTTTATTATATTCATTTAAGCATGTCTGTTTTGCTTTTTCTCTATTATTATAGTTTTTATCTTTATATTTTATTAAAGAAGTATCATTTGCCTTTTTTCTGTTATTATAGTTTTCATCACCATATCGTTCTAATGTTGTTTTTTTTGCTTTTTTTCTATTGGTAAATGATTTGCTATTATATTTTTTTATTTTGGTTGTTATTGTTTTTTCTTGAATATCACCATTTAATAATGTACAAGTTGTACCATATTTTTCTAAATTAGTTTTTTGTGTTTTTTCCTGTACTATAATTGATTTTGAAGGATTATCAACACCATATTTTAATAAAGAAGTTTTTTTAGCACCATCTCTATTATTATAGTACACATCTCCATATTTATTTAATTTTGTTTTTTTAACAGTATTTTTAAAAACATCGTCACTATTTTTACATTGTGTACTGCAATATTTTCCATAACCAAAATTAAAATTTTTAAAATTTACATAGTTATCACAGCATTTATTGAAACACTTTGGTTTTTCTTTTATGTTGTGAACAAATATATATAATTTTTCATACCAATTATTTACTATATTAATTGATTGAATTTTTTCATATTCAACAGGGTGATTTTTTTTTAAATGTATTTCCCTTGTTTTATGTCCTGATTTGTTATCTGTTTTTAGATACTCTAATAATTCTATTTTATTCATCCTTAAATTTTAAATTAATTAATGTTTCATTATCATTTTCAGCAAATTCATACAGAGTGTTAATTTCTTCAATATGAAACTTAATTAATTCTTCATTTAATAATCCGAATAAAACTTTATCTCCTATTTTTATTTTTCTACCGCTTTTATATATATCTCTTCTTTCTACCAACACATTATTATAATATTTCGGTGTTTTAAGATATGTTAGCATATCTTCATCTATGGGATTTGCTATTTGTAATTGAGTCTGGATTAACTCATTATTTTTTTTATTTAAAAAATTTTGTATTTCCATATTTAATGCTTGTGACATTGTTAAATTTTTAGATTTACAAACCATTTTAAATTCTCTTTTTAGTTTTTCAGGAATTCTAATTATTAAATTTTCTTCTTTTTTCATCATAAATTTTGTATATACTTTGTATTATTATTTCTTTACATAAATACACAAAAAAACCATAAAAGACAAATAATTTAGTATTTATATTAAAACTATGTTAGAAAAAAATATTGAGTATAATAATTTAGTAGAATTCGGTAATAGTAATGAGGTTAATGCTGAAAATGTAGTAAGTATACAAATGCATTACGATAAAAATAAAAAGAAATATATGACAACCATTAGTTATGGGAAGAAAACGTAATAAGCAATTTTTTGATAGAGAGGAAAATCGTTATGGTTTATTCATGAGCGAGAATTCGTTTAATTTAGACATTATGTACGGTAGAAATTACCTTCAAAACGATGTGGTTCATGAAATAAAAGTTTATAGAATTAATATTCTTGAATCTAAATCTCATAAACTATACGGTCAAGCTAAATCAAAAGATAAAAAATTTATGACACCAGTTAAAATTAATGCTATGGTTGGAGTAGAAGATAGTGAACAAAAATTTTATGGTGAGGGTGAAGGTGGAATTTCACGTGATGATACAGGGGTATTAAATTTCGGTGTTTATATTCAAGAATTAAAAGAAAAAAATTTAGAAGTAAATAGAGGTGATATTATTGAATATAATATGAGTGGTGAGAATCCAAGATACTATGAAGTGGAGAAAGCAAATAATGTTATTGATACTACCTCACAAACAATAGCGGGGTTTGCTCCTTACTGGAAATTAATTGTCGGTGTTCCTGTTAAAGAGGATGTTACACCGTATTTATTACAGGATAAATTAACATAATATAAATTTTTATAATAATGCCAGAACAAGAAAGATTCACACCAAAAGCAATGGGTAATGAGCCAACAAAAGGAGGTTCAATGTATGATACAAGTAAATCAAAAGAAGATTTAGGTCATTTAAGCGGTAGAGTTCCTATGCCAATAGGAAAATATAAAGGGAAATTCATAAAAGACGTTGTGGATATCGATTTACCTGAATTCATGAAAATGTTAGGTAATTTAAATAAGATTGCTGCAATGGAAACCCCACCCTCTAATTATCCCACAATACAACCTGCTCATGAAAAAATGAAAGAATTTGCACAGGAAAATGATTTAGAAAATAAGTTGAAAACATGGCAACCAGAAAAAAAAGCACCTAAGACTGAAATTGAACAACAAGTTGGTGATGAAGCATTTATAGTTCCAGATGGTTTTGCTGTGGATATGATTGGACCAGCCGAAAGAGGTGATATTAGAAAAATAGGCACTAATAGAATGAATGTTTTATTATCTAAATTAAAACCAAGTGATGTTGAGAGATATCCTGATTTCATCAATTTAATTAAAACATATGTTAGTCAAACAGGTAATGAAGATAAAGGTTTAGAAAGTGGTGATGCTAACGTAGTTCCAACAAACATATTTATGGGTGATGCTTCTAGATTTGTAAGAGATTTTGGTGGTCAACCACTTAATAATCTTGAAGATAATCAAAAAGCTAATATACATAGATATTTTACATATAGTCTTTATAAAGAACAACCCAATAAGTTTCAAGCACACAAGGCATTTTATGATAATTTAACAAAACAATTATTAAATAAAGATATAATTCGTGAAATGGATGGTCAATATTTATATCCCAATGATATAATATTTTATGAGAAATATAAAAATTCACAACCAGTAGGTAGTATTGGTGATGAAGCATTTCCCATTAATGTTGAAGTTATCCAAAAAGCTAATTCAAGATATCCAAAAAGAGACAATGCTGGTACACCATATTATCAATGGTTATTTAAGGAACTAAACACCAATAATGTATTAGAATACAGGGATTATTCACCACCAAGTGCAAAATCAAAAGACCATGAAGGTCTTATATTTGATAATGAAATGATGAATTTAAGACAAGCAGATGCTGCTCAAATAGAAGGAGACATTAAATACCACAACAAGTATAAAGGTGTTATGAGAACAAGAATTGATTCACCAACTTTTGTTGATAAGATTAAAGGTGGTGTAAAACCAGACAAAAATAAAGTAGACCCTGCAATAGCAGCTAGAAAACAAGATGATACAATAAAAAGAGATAAAGAAATGGGTCAAATGATTCCTAAAGATGTTGAAAAGGGTATTAGAAAAGATGTACAAAGGGATTTTAGAGACAAAGAACAAACAGATAAATTAGGCAATTTAGTTAATAAATATAAAGGAGAATCTGTAAAAAAAGAATCTCCTAGCCTAAACGAACATGTTCAAAGAATGTTAAATGTGGCTAACTATAAAGTGGTAAAATAAAAAAAGCTGGTGTTAAGCCAGCTTTTTTGTGTTTAAGAGTTCTTTAAGAAAGGCAATATCTTTCCCAACTTCATTTATATATGATTCTTTTAAAATATTCCATTGGTATGTATTATCTGCTGACACAAATATTTCTTTTTCTCCTACCCAATCATAAAAATCTGGATAGTCTTTACGATTGAATACTCTTTCATCAACAATTAAACAAATTGCTGTTAATGCATCGTTTAAATCAGGTTCTTCGAAGATACTATATTTAATATTATTTGCAGATAATTGGTCAAGACATTGGTTTAGTGTTCCTTGTGGAATACCTGTACCTAATTCTCTTCTATTGTTAGTTGTTCCACCATTCAGTATAATCCAAGTTTTATGATTTTCAATAAAATCAATAAATTCAGGGTCGTCTTTATATTCATGAGCATATTCTAATGCTGCATGTCCTGCTTGTATTCCTTTGGCAATTTCAGATATATTATACGGAACTAAGAAATACATCCTTTTTTCTAAATTTTTATTATTTTTCATTTTATTCTATTTTAAAATATTTTTTTATTAATAATATCTACTGTTGTTTGTATCACCAATTCATTATTATTAAAATAATCAATCTCGTTTATTCTAAATAAATTGATATTAAAATTGTTAATTAAAAAATCTTCTTTTATTTTATTTCTTAATTTTGATTTACCATACTTATGTTCAATTTCATCCCATTCTATACATATATTATATTTTTCAATATATCCATCAACCCAATATTTGATAAATTTTTTCTCTCCATTATTTAGTGCATGTTGAATAAATATTCCAGTACGTTTTGTAATTTCATCAAAAAAATCTATTGATGTTGGATTATATCTTGGGAAATGATTTTTCCAAATCTCACCATATTTTTCTATCGTTGTTTGTATTGCTTTTTCTCTAAAATGGTGTAAATTCATAACATTTTCAACACCGTATTTCAACATATTAGTATTTTTTATTTTTTCTCGTATTATCTCTGATTTAAGTGGAGAATCAACACCATATTTTTTTAAATATGAAATTTTCTTTTTTTCTTTAATTTCTTTATTTTGATTATGACTTTCAACGCCATATTTTTTTAAATTTGTGTTTTTTGTTTTTTGAAGATAGTTTTTTGTTTGGGTGTATGAATCAACACCATATTTTTCATTAAAAATTTTTTTCTTTTTTAATTTTATTTCATTAATCTGCGAAATATTTTCAACTCCATATTTTTTTAAATTTGTGTTTTTTGCTTTATTTCTATTATTATAATTTTTTTTATTATACTTAATTTCCATTGTATTATTCCTTTTAATATTTACATCAATATTATTTCTAACACATTTAGTAGAACAAAATTCATTATATTTTTTTTTGTTAATATTAAACGAAACTTCGTTATTACAATTTTTACATATTGGAATGTTATTTAGATTATTAATATAATTATAATATTTTTGTGTAAAAATTTTTATGTTTAAATTTAATGGATATTTATTTATTTTATCATATAAAACTTTACATTTCATTATTTTTTTTTCGGTTATTCTTGTTTTAATCATCACAGATTTCGATTTTTAATTTATTTTTTATTTTTTCTATTTTAGAAATTATAATTGATTTTTCTTTTTCAGAGGGAAATATATTTAATTCCTCTCCGTATGATAAATACATATCAATTACAAAAAGAATAAATTTTTTATCATCATATGTTATATTTTTCCTTTTTAATATAATAAACATTGTTAGTGACAACAATAAAATAATTATTATTAGTAATATTAGTAATGTCCATAGAATCATTTAAATTGTATTATAATATATTATTTTAACTTCTCTACCCATTTCTCTTGCTTTCTTAATCGAGTCCTCAGTTCCTCTACTCAAAGAATCCCAAAAAGCGATTATAATGTCGCTATTTTCAACGATATCGGTATTCCTTATAAATCCTGCACTCTTACCATACTTATTCCAATCAGGCTTAATTATGAGCGTTTTAACACTATTCTCGTTCGCCCATTTCTCCCCTAATGAGTCAGCCCCAACCGCACCACCTGAGACAATAAGAAATACATCATTAAGATATTCATCTAAAGTGTCTTTTAATAATTTATAATCATTGAATCCACGTGACCCGATAACTCCTATTTTAAGCTGTCCGTTCATTGTTTACTTTATTTTCTTTAAGAACATTTATTAATCCCTCTTCACCACTCCCAATTTTACCGTAAAAATTACTATTAAACATTTTATCTACATATCTACTTTTCAATAGTTTGGTTAATTCTTCCTCACAACCCTCATAACCAATAATTTCAGGTTCTACATTATTTGATAATCCAAGGAACTAAAATTATACAACCTTTCATTATATTATGATATGTATTTCTACCCCAAGATTTAATAATCTTCTTTTTAAGTTTTCTATGTAAACGTTTAGGATTAATTATTTTCATTATTTTATTTTTATGTAATTA